GGTGGTAGGTGTTGTTGTGGTTGTTGTGGTGGTAGGTGTTGTTGTGGTTGTTGTGGTGGTAGGTGTTGTTGTGGTTGTTGTGGTGGTAGGTGTTGTTGTTTGAGTTGTGGTGGTTGGCGTTGTTGTGGTTGTTGTGGTGGTAGGTGTTGTTGTGGTTGTTGTGGTAGTAGTTGTGGTGGTTGTTGTGGTGGTTGTTGTTGTGGTTGTTGTGGTAGTAGTTGTAGTGGTAGTTGTTGTAGTTGGTGTTGTGGTAGTCGTAGTTGTAGTCGTATCACAACAGCATAATCTCAGATTATCTGCTTTAGCATGTTGAAATCTTGTTAGTGCTTCGTGACCGAACTTTAAAATGCCGCCACGAATAATATCTCTAAATAAAGACATAATTAATTTCTTTGAATGACTAAAGAGCCTTCCCAAATATTTATTTTATACATTTTTTGAAAATTATATTTATTGCATAAGGTCTCTATAATTTGCGTCGTGTTTAACCAAGAAGAATCGTGAAATTCAATTTTGCAGCCTTTGCTCATGAATGGCATGAGAGATATTATCACTTGTAAACCCATATTACTATCTATGGTAGTATCATAATAAATATAAGATATTGGTTTTAAATCTAATATTGACCAATCAATTAATTCTATATTTTTTTCTAATAATTGATAATTATTAATATTGAATTTTAACATCGTAGAAAGAAATGCTTCCTTGACTAAATCATATTTTTTGTCATCTATCCGAGCTCCATCCTCGCTATGAAAATTATCAACACTTACTACATCAACGCAATTATGTTTAAATAAATTGAGGATTACAGAAACTCTACCTTTCCAACATCCAAGCTCAAGTATTGTAGATTCATATGTAATATTTGAAATATTTCTAATAATAGAAGCTATTTCTATCCTGTCTGGGCCACCATAACACCCATCAGTATTCTGATATACCTCCTCAAGTTTAATAAGTATGCTTTTTATTTGATCTTTATCATATTGATCAAGTAATGTTTGTTCAATAATATTGAATGTCTCCTGAGAATCGTCTGAATGGCCATATTTTGTTTTATATATTTGATTTTTAGATATATGTACTGGTAGACTATGTATATCGGGATGTTGTATATTTCTTAATGCGTTATGATAGACATAACACTCGGTATTGAAATTACATAAATTAAATTCTATATTATCTATACTAGGTATAAGTCTATCTATAAATTCAGATTCTCCGCCCCCATGACTTACATATGTCCAAAAGGGTTTAGATATATTATGCAGTAAATCGGTGTGAAAGGCGAAGCCTGCCATATCTGTTGAATATTTTCTTTGCCAAGAGCTATTCCATTCAACAAATTCATGGTTTTCATTTAGAATGGGTTTTTCTGGATTATTTTCATTACGACCCCATCCTCCAACAGGAAATATACTTAAATTTTTAGTTTGTCTAATTTCATCAAATAATTTAAGATTATATAAATTATCATCATCTACACTATAGACTATTCCATTAATATTACTATCAATAATATACTCTAATGCAAAATTTCTTTGCGCATTTCCACCACTACGAGTTGGCCCATAAAATAAGTACTTATAATTAATATTACTTTGATATAATAATTCAGAAACCTCTGTGTTAATGGAGCTATCATCTTCCACAAGGATCCATATGTAGTTATTTAGCTTGCTAATAATATTTTTAATTAAGTGTTTTATGTATGCTATACGATTAGTATGATTATACGTGCATGTTACGAGAATTAGCTTTTGATTTTTAATTTGATTTTGTTTTTGTATTGTCCAATGTTGTTTAAATTCCTCTATAAAAATAGGCTTTGCACCCTGCTCTGTACAAAACTTATTAAAACCAATATTAATAGATAACCAGTCTGGGTTATTATAATCATCGCCAAAGACTATTCCATTGTTTTTTAATAATGGCCAAGAATATAGAATGTCATCATATACATCAGATGCGTCGTTACTTGCGTCAACGTAAATTAAATCAAATATATTGCCATTTTGTTTTAGCCATTTGCAGGCTATTTTCGTAGTTTGTGGAAATGGTATAATGATATCTTGTAGCCCATAATGACAAATATTGGCTAAAAATTGATAATATGCATTGGGATATCCGAATGTTGGTAATAGCTGTCTCGAAACATCTGTCTCATGTAAACCAATAAATTCTTTTGATCCAAGCCAAGTATCAACGCAGACTATTTTAGTATTTAGATTTAGCTCTTTAATGATGTTGCCCATACATATGGTAGAGGCTCCATACCATGACCCAAGCTCTAAAATATGTTCTGGTTGGGTTTGATTTATAAGGAGTTTGAATAAATCATAATTTACATTCCAGCCTAAATTTTTAATATCATAATTAGTATGTTGAAAATTTTGATAAATATTATATCCATGTATTTTTTGTAATAAATTATTCATAATTAATTAATAAAATAACTATACTTAAATTCTATAAAATCCGATTCATATATTTTATATATCATATTTTGTATGTTCTTATTATAATGTGATTTATATTCGTTTTGACTGGATGATGTTTGATTTAAATGTGGTATTGTGCATTCAATGTTAAATTTCTTGATTAAAATAGATAAATCTAATTCAAAAGATTCGTAGTGTCCAATAAAATTACAATCGGAACTTCTTATATAATCGACCTGGTCTATGCAGAAATCTCTATGATTATTATAGAATAAATGATGTACAAAGTCTTCAAATGACTGTATTATATTAAGATCTATAAAATTAAATGTTGGGTTATTAATATTAATCTGTTGACATAAAAATTTCCAAGATGAATAAACCCTAGCATATGGATTTCTAATAAATGTAAATATATAAAAATATTGGATGTTTAAATTTATTTCTTGTAATATTTGTTTATATTGACTATAAGATTTATGTTCAGCTATATGAAATGTGAGACCAGATAAAATATCCTTATATGTTTTACCAATGGAGTTTTGGGGTCTATCTATTACTTCAATATCGGGATGAAAAATATTTCCTATAGTAGTACCACCTGTTTTAGGTATATGAATATATAAAGCATTTAGTTTTTTTATGATCATAAAAATTTATTTTACTCTTGATTATTTGATATTATAAGAACGAGGATTTATCATAATATTTTTTTCAAGAATTAAACCTGTAGCCACATTTTTGTGTATGTCATTAAATTCATACATTGTTATTGGTTTTTTTGCGACATAGAGATTATTTGATTTGTCCCCAAATGAATCACCATCTAGCCATATGAATCCCTCAGGATCTTTGTATGAGAATTGCCTGAAACTATTTATTCCATCCATACAGTTCAATAAATAGTCATTTATTTCGCAGTGAACTTCTTCTATGTTGTGCGACTTACCCAAGCAAAATCCCAAATCTCCGTCAATGGAATCCAGCGATATACGTCTAGTCGTCAGTAAGTCCCTGCAATTAAGCGTTTGGAAGACATTGTTTGCCAACATGCCGTATTTTTTGTACCAAGTCTCACAGTACTCGTTAAGCACATATCTTCCGTTTTCTATCTTTGGGTATATACCACCCCATTCCAGCGTATCATGCGAGTTGTAGTTTACGAATGTTGCGTGTTCATAAGTCCAATCGGTAAATTGATAAATATTCCTTCTGTTCATGAACATCTGGATGGTTACGGCTTGGGATATTAGGTCGTTCCATCTCCTCGTATACATATATCCGGAGTTGTCTAAGTGTTTCAGGAAATCTTGCACATCATCGCGCATCCAGAAGTCAAGCTTTGATATCAAGAAATTGTTGTAGTATCCGAGTATGTTGTACGATGGTGACTTCCATATGCTCTTTTGATTGATGAATCTATCAAGCCAACACCCAGACAAATTCTTGTTTTCCATATACTCTCGACAGAATTCTATCAGTCCGTTGGATACTGATATGTGATCATTTGCATAGCATCTGAACCCATATTCATAATTGTTGTCGTGCATGAATTTAAACATATCGTAGTTTATTTGCGAATGTATCAAAGAGTCGTCGTCCATTCTCATATACATCTCGTATCCAAGATCACTTAAGAATTGATAGATCAATATGCCGTACCAACGCATCATATTCCTATATCCCATGGAAAAACGTGGGGCAACCCATGCTCTAATATGCGGATTATTTCTAAGCTCCGCACAGTCCGGCGGACTCCATAGAATTCCGTCAAGCAATTGAAACCTTATTTCCTTCCTTCCCTTTGCTATTCTCTCTTGGTCTTCGGTATGAAATGGGTGACTATTGTCATAGAATATGATGATATCGTGTTTAAATTTTTGGTTGTAGTTCTCGTAGAGGCTATCTAGGCTCTTAACCAGCATAGATGCCGAATCCCTTCCGTAAGATTCGTCCCTTTTCGTGTTCATCGCAAGATAAACAATGACTGTCTTTTCTTTTTTATACATCTATATCTCCATCGAGTTATTTACTTGTTTCAATATCCACTCGTATGTCTTTTCTACTCCATCTTTTAATCGAGCCTTTGAGTCCCAGCCTATTTTTTCTCTGAACATGTTATTGTCCGAATTTCTTCCTCGGACTCCGGTGGGACCTGGGACGTTCTTTATCCTAATGTCCTTGCCAGATATTTCAATCACCATTTTAGCAAGATTGTTGATTGATATCATTTCTTCAGAGCCTATATTTATAGGACCGGTAAATTCACTTTTCATGAATCTATCAACCGCCTCTAGACACTCGTCAATATACATAAATGATCTGGTCTGGGTTCCATCGCCCCATATTTCTATCTCCTCGCCAGCCACGGCAACCTTCCTACATATCGCAGCGGGGGCTTTTTCCTTGCCGTTGTTCCACGAACCTTCGGGTCCGAATATGTTGTGGAATCTTGCTACCCTGACCTCGATCCCGTAATTCCTAGCGTACGATAGATAGAGTCTTTCGCTGAACAGCTTCTCCCATCCGTATTCGCTGTCCGGTGCGGCAGGGTAAGCAGAATCCTCGGAACACTTGGGGTTATTGGGATCTAGTTGATTGTATTCCGGGTAGACACAGGCGGAAGACGAATAGAAGACTTTACCGACGCCATTCTTCTGACACCTTTCGATCACATTAAGGTTTATTAGAGACGAATTATGCATAACATCGGCGTCATGATCACCAGTGAATATGTAGCCTGCCCCACCCATATCGGCAGCCAATTGATAAACCTCGTCAAAACTTTGTTTGAATATGTTGTCACAAACAGCCTGTTGTCTAAGGTCGCCAAGCACAAACTCATCGGCATGGGTTTTCGCATACTCTGGTAGTTTGAGGTCGGCCGCCATGACCCAATACCCATGCCTTTTGAGTCTTTTTACGAGGTGCGAGCCTATGAATCCTCCTCCTCCAAAAACAACAGCTTTTTTCATCGTACGGTTCTCCTTTTTATTTGTATATAGTCGTATGTAATTCAAAACAGTAAGCTATCGCCAAGAACAAGTAGTCTCTCTAATCTTTTCCAAATCAACCACGTGGTCAAACTTATCATCTCTTATATGTAGATCAAGGCAGGGCGCCCAAGCGTATAGCAACCAGCCCTTTTCGTGATCGCTAAAATTAACCATTGGCATTTGAGACTTAAGCGCAGCAAACATGGAGTAGGTTGAATACTTTATTCCCTGATATATCTTTTTGCATCTCGACAGAGAAAAAAGTTCATATAATTCATACGCCCCATCGTAAGCCAATACATCTACCGGAAGGTCACTTCGGCTCGTCGTGCGAATCTTTACTTCTCTGTTCTCTTCTGCTGCTATGTCTTGGATTTTTTTGATAAATAAATCCTTATATTCCATGTCTTCAGAAGTCACATAGAATTTGTTCGTTGTAGACGACAGTATGTCATAACGCAAAGTATCTATAAGATTGTTAATAAGATGATCATATTGCTTAGTAGAAGTCTCATGTCCCGCGTGTGGCCCATGCAATTGAGTCTTTATTTTGTCTGACCTTCTCAGATGTATGCCGGTGTATTCCTCTAAATCTTTAAATATATGTCTTCCTATGATGTCTGAAACTTTTATTTTTTGTGCTAATTCTATGTAATCTTTGATTGTATCGTAGATATTGGTTTCTTCATGGTGCATAGCAATATTGTAGGGGGATAGCGAAACGCCTGGGTTTATGTTGTTTATGAAAAGACCATCCCAAGCCCTAACTCCGTTGGAGTTTATCTCTATTTCGGACAATTCCGAAAAATCCAGAAGCCTCAAGTCGTATATTGCCGAACCCCACATGAAACGATGGTTGTGTGTGGCCCAATTTATCATTCCTTTCACTCCGTGCTTCCGACATAACGCTGCGAATCCTACTACGTCCAGAAGCCTGTCGCCCAATCCATTTTTGACATTCGTCGTTAATTTAATGTTCTGACGATTCCCAGAGACAAAGAATATCCTTTGGTCATGCTTATCGTTTGAAAACAAGCCATTGACATTGTAGAGACATTTATATCCGGGCTTTAGTCGAGCCAAGATTTTATCTTCTGTTACATCTGTCCAATCGTACTCCATGATCGGATACACAGGATGATTGCCAGTACCGCAGACCCCTTTTCGACCCAATAGCCTACAGTCGTCCACTATGATGATATCATCATAAGGCCTTTCTCTCAATATATCTAACTCCTTTAAGAGCGGGGTTTCTTCTTCTCCAAATTCTGTGTACATTCCCGAATAGTGAGCATCTAAAAAAATTGTTACAGGTTCATTTATACTGGCAAGCAACTCTGGAAGAACTTTTTTTGAGTCCCCATGATGAATTTTAACCTCTTGATTGTTCTTGAATTGCTCTATGTTATAATTGAACCATTTTTCAGAAAGCTCTACTGAGTGTATAGTTTCGTAGTGGCCAAGAACTCTTTTTATCCCATCTCCAAGATAAGTCCCGGTTTCTATATACTGCCTTGTGGGCGTGGTCTTAGACCTCATATAAAATTCTTCACTTAATATGGGCATTACATTCTCCTGTAATATTAGTTATGATTATGTATTATTTATAAAAATTTTTCCAGAATTCCCATTCGTCTTTTTCGAATTCTTGTTTATGTTTTTTGAATTCTATATTTTTTTTATGTTGTAATTTCTTATCCTCATCCAAAAACTGTCTTTTATCTAACTGATCATTATCAATTTTAGTTTTTCGATAATTTTTATCATCGGATCTATCGACCATTAATATACACCTTTCTAATTATTATAATGTAATCATTTGAAGATTTGGGTTAATATAACTAAGAGCTAAAGAGATATTGGAAGTTGAATTAATTAAAATATTACATTTGGACAAACAAAGAACCTCATTTATTAAACTAGCTGTTAATTCGTAGTAATCAGCATTTTTATCGAGATATATATGACTTTGATGTAGTTCATACCCTCTATTTTTTATGATGCCAACGCCATCTGATTTTCCAATATTCAGTAGAGCAAAGGCCCATTCTAGGATGTTATCTATTGGTAGTCTTTTAATATCTTTTATATAGGTTAGTTTATTTTCATATCTGTGTTTAAATGCCATTATACCAAATTCCGTGTCTGTTGCTAAGAAAATTTTAGCCTTTGGATGCTGGACTAAGATTTGATCAATTTCTTTAAAATACTGTTCTAGGAATATGCATCCAGACTCTACGCTGTGACTTGGATGTCTATAATGAACCCCAATGATATACTCAGAATTAGTAAATAATTTATCGCATAATATTTGATTTTTTTCTAGTATTTCTGGTTTAAATTTAATATAATGATTATATACTCCATTGATAGAACTTCTCCATTCAGCAAGCTCATTAGCATTATTTTTAAGCATATTCTTAAATACTGCTGGTGTCTTAAATTCTTCAGGAGCCTGTTCTCCGGAGCTTAATTTATATTTTAAAAACGTCTTATCAAGATGTTCTGTATCTTTTTCATAATATTTAATTGGCTCAAAAAAATCTAACCAAGAATTATCATTATTTGTCCAATAACAAAAATGTTGATTGGATCCACGATTTTGTAAGAAAAATTCTTTATTAAAATATGGATATGCTCTAATTCCACGACTCATAGTCCCAATTAAAAAATTGAATACAGAGAAAAATCCAGCATCTCTTGGTAAGAACAATACAGGAGATCCGTATAGATCTCCTTCTATTGACTCATTGGTTGATATTTTCATATCACTATTAATATAGTGTTTATTTTTAAGTTTAAGATCAAGCGAAATATGTTCACATGTGCATGGCGGTAAATCATCAACATCATAAACGTTAGTATTATTGTTTGCTAGATCGGTCAATTCTTTGCCGTCATAGATAGTTAATGCTCCAAAAGCGCTTTTAACTTCTACAAAATTATCAAATATATGCGATTTATTGCACCAGTTAAAATTTTTGCCATAAAATTTAGTAAATTGTGGATAGACTTGCGTAATATCTACCGGTTCATTTGGTAGTCTTAATGCTAAAGAATCATAATGAATATCTGATTTATCAAAAAGATTATTTGCTGAGATCGCACTCCATTCAGTGTCAATAGAAACTGATTTTGTTATTAAATTAGCTATATTTTTTGTATTCAGTACTATATCAGAATCAAATATTATTATATAATCAAATTTTGTATTATAATGCTCTAGCGACTGCTTTAATAATGAGTTTCTGTATTCGGCTAATTTAGGTATTCTATTCCCACAAGAACACCCTTCTATTACAGATATTGGTTCGTCTTCATTCTCTATAATAAAAAGGTCTTCTGTATTATTTTTCTGCCATCTCTTCAGTTCTATGAGTGTATCATCTTGATTATTATTAGTAAGTATACCAAATTTAACAGACTTGAAAACATCTTGCAGATCTTTGTAGAGAGACTTAATGGTATTTATTGTTTGACTAAAAATACAGTTTTTAACTAGAGTTAATACTAGAAGATTTTTTTTGTATGAGTCATTCACATTGATATAATTAAATTTTCTCCCTTGAATAATATTCGTATTTGTATATAGTCTGGACATTTTTATAGGTCCTATATTCTTATTATGATCTTGTTTTTTAATAGATTTATATTCTTCAGATGCTATAAGAGATTTGCGAACAAAACCTTCTCTATATGGTATGTATTCGCTATAAAGCTTAATTCCTTCTTCATCAACTGGCCTAAGTAATATCTCTTTATATATTTTATTTAATATAACTAGTATTTTTGGATTTATTTTCATTGAAATAACTTCAGCCATCTATGTCTGGTGCTGTCAACCGTTTTCCAATTAGGAGGGTAGAGATTTACCGGTGGTCTATTAGCAATCCATTGACTAGGAGCAAAAATAGTTTTAGATTGATTACGATCAGACAAAAAAGAAGCCCACCACGAAAACGTACTATTGGCTATAATGTTAATTCCACTCAAGTACATTATATAGAAATCGTGATACATATCAAGCTCTTTCACATATGTAACATTGTTTCTATGTCCAAATAGGCTTTGAAATTCTGTTTCAACATATTTGATATCGTCACTAATAATAAAAATATGATTATGGTTAATAGAATCAATTATATTGTAGTAATAATTAATATCAAGAAAACCATATAGTTGTTTGAGGATTGTATAGTCTGTTCTTCTAACATGAATACAAATATTTTTATCAATATCTTTAGAGTATTGATTTTTGTGTTTGATATAGTTGTATGCATTATTTAATATTTTTATATTAGGTTTAAATTCATTATAAATAATATCTAAATAAAAATTATAATAGAATAAGTTTTGAAAAAATCCCATAAGATCAATATTAAAAAGATTAAAGATATTTGCGTCAAAACCAAATGGATCTTTTTCTATATAATTATCTGTTTTATATGATGAGTTGTATGGTTTATAAGATAATTTTTTTTGATCAAAAAAATTTAAAAAAGATGAAGTTGGATTAAGACGAAATTCACAATTATGAAGTTGTGATAAAATCTTTGCCAGACTATACTGGAACATTTCATTACCGAATCTTCCGTAAATACGCTGTCCGAAATTCTTGACTGTGATCATGATTATTTCAGGCGAACGGTCAGACCTTCTTTAATGGGTCTAGTAATGAGAGTATTTTGCGCATCAAAACAATATAAATATTTTGGTGCGCCAGGTATTGGGTCTGATCTTAATGAATCAATAGATACCATAATTTCATTTGTGGATGTTTTTATTTTCTCTGTAACATCAGCACATAAACCATAAAAAGCATATATGATTTTGATATCAGCAATATTATTTTGTCTTCTAGTTGCTTCTAATTGTTTTACTTTAAGAGTATCAATCATTTCTCTAACTTTGGATAATAACATAATTTTATGCTGTAATCCAACCGTATAGTTAGCATGAAACATTGTAATTGGCTGATTAATAATAAAGCCTTGACCATTCCATTGTCTATGTTGAAATGATATATTTAAAAACTTATGAGATAAAAATTTAGCATTTACTAAATTAATATTGCTATTAATAGCATTTTGATCACAAGTATATTCTTGATATTTAGCTTTTAATATCTCAAAAAATTTTCTAGTATTGCTATTAATTTTACATATGAAAAATCCAGCGCAGTATTCTCCTCCAATCCCTTCTTGGAAAGCTATATCACGATCACCTAGCTCATGTATACATTGATCAATAAATTTATCATGAAATTCTATATCAACATCAGACCATATAAAAAAATCGTCCTGACTATTAACTGCTTTTAGATATGTGTCTATTTTTTGCTCCATAGACTCCTTCCATCCAGCAGCATAATAGTTTCCAGATTCGCATATCTGTTCTTGGTCTATAACAACCAACTCTGCCCTAGGCTCATACTTCTTAAGACTTTGTAAAAAAAACTGATCAAATAAGAATTGATGTGATGGCGAAAGAATAGTGTATATTTTCATCTTGACTGTCCTAGGTCTTACTTCTATATATTATGCAGGTCCGGGGTTGATATTACTCTGATACTATACTAACGTTTTCTACTGTCAAAGCTACTCTGATTGTATAAATTTTAGTAAGAATGTCTTCGCCACCAGAGGATGTTATTGATGTGCTAGTTGTGACCGTTAGTTGTTCTGGTCTATCTACTGATGCTGTTGCTTGCCATTTATCAGAGAATGCTTCGCAGAGATTATAAATAATTTCTCTAACATCTCCTGTTGATGGGTCTGATTTGTTTTCGTCTAGTGTTTTAAGCGACGAGAACGGAATGGTCATCTCTGTTGAGGTAACGGATAATCCAGAAAACCATCCTGTCGGCGCTGGGTTAAAAGCCATTTACATTCTCCTAATAAAATTGAATAAAATAGAAATAATCAAATATATATTACACCACATTACTCTAAAATTGGCTTTATAATGCCATACCCTTGGTATTTTTTATGTCTATATGCTGGATTTTTAACATTTAATGAGTGTTTTTTAAATAAATCAATCATCTCTTCTTGTGAGATATATTTTTGATTCTTTTTTTGTCTATAATAAGATAAATATAATGCTGCACACCCAACCGCAAATGGATTGCTCATGCTAGTTCCACTCATAAGACCATATCTTTGAGATGGTAGTATACTCATTATATTATGTCCTGGAGCTAGGAAATCAAGACTTTCTCCACTACAAGTGAAATTTGTTCTATTGAAATATTCATCTATAGCACCTATACTTATGGTATTAACATCTCTAGCTGGATACATTATATCTGTTTCTTCACCACTATTACCAGCAGCACAAAAAACTAAAATATTTTTTTCTCTAGCAAGAATGAGAGCTTCTTTTATTTCTTTAATATTATGTGCAATACCGATAGACATTGTTAAAATATCAAAATTATTTTTTACTCCATATTCTATAGCCGTAGCAACATCCGATGGTTTTCCATGACCCATTGAATTTATGGTCTTCAGTGCATATATTGAAGCTTTTGGGGCAACACCAACCATTCCTTTCCCATTATCATTAGAGGCTATTGTTCCACAAACATGAGAGCCATGACTATTATCATCAAAAAAATTATGTGAATTATTAATAAAATTATATCCACCAATAATATTTTCTTTAATATCAGGATGGTCTTTATCACATCCACTATCAATAACTCCAACAATAACTCCTTCTCCACGACTTTTAATCCACTGTTTGTCTACTTCTAATTTTTCTATTTCCCATCCTTTAACCTGTTTATCATTAATATCTAGACTAAATATTTCTTCTATTGTATGTGGTAATAATTTAACTTCTTCCATATTATTTTGGCCTATTTAATAGTTTGTTTTGAAAAGATTCAGCATCACTTAGGATATGTTGATTATAACTTTTCCAATTCATTAAATGTCCAAAAATAAAATGACAATATTTATCACATAATGTTATCAAATTATCTTGTTCTAATTCTTTATCTGCATTTATATGAACTGGAACTATATGGTGCACTTCTGGTTTAGTACAAGATCCGCATACAGTGCAACATGGGTTATTAGACAAGTGTTGTTGTCTTATATTTTTCCATTTAGGAGACCTTTTAGCACATCGTATTTCTTTATTAAAAATCCACATTATAATATACTAGCCGCTATTAAGCACCCCTTAGCAACTGCATGTAATGGGTCTTGAGCATGTCTAACTATTTCAATTGGTAATGGAAAATTTGATTCTATTAATTTTTCATTTAATTTTTCTATATAACCATCAGCTTGAGATGTTCCTCCAGCAATAACAATTTGAATAGAATTTTTAAACTTTGGTAATGATTTATGGTTTGTTAATGCTAAAGACAATTGTTTAGCAGTATACTCTATCAATCTTTCATAGTATGATGAAATAGCACTTAATACTGGATTTTCGTTTGGTTCGCCTATTTTAAAACCACCCGACTCCTTCTCCACCTGTACAACACTATCGGGCTCTCCGGTCGCTATAGCACTCATACGATCAACCCAGTCACCAGACTTGGTGGTGCTAAAGAGAACCGTAGGCTCGCCATTCAACATAACACAAACATTGGTCATACCAGCGCCACAACTGACACCTATACCGGTATAATCATTATCTGCTAATTCAGCATAACATAATGCTTCTGCTTCATTAATAGATCTAGCATCATAACCAATATCGGCTAAAATAGTTTTAACAACATCTTCATGATATCCTACGTCAAAATCATCGTCTTCTTGGTCTATTGGTTGGGCTGGAATACAGAAAACAATTTTTTCATTTTCTATTGAGGATTTTCCGACAACTTCTTGTATAATATATGCTAATATTTTTTTAGCCTGTTTTTCCTTGACAGATACTACACCCCTATACATTGGCCTACGAGCAGTATCGTTTCTTTCAACTGCTTTTTCAATAGCGTCTTTACCTAATAAAATAAAAGCGCCATCTGTATCTTTTACGAATACTTTACCAGATAATCCTTTTTCTATCATTTTATTCGCTATTGGTGTTGATGGCTTAATAATATAGAAAGCATCTCTAAAATCTTTAAAAATTACATTATCATTATCATGATAAGACATTACTATAAAACTAGTTCCGACATCAAGACCTTTACTCATATTATTTACCTTTTAAGTTTTTAAGTTTATTAATTGCATTTTGTGTGTTGTCTTCAGTTATTTTTGTATTTACACTAACTTCAGACATTTTTTGCATATCTTTGGTATCTATCTTAAGCACCACTTTACTTTCGTCTAAATGAACCTTGTTTGCCTGAGTTTGATTTGGTATCTTATTTAAAAAACTTGTAGAGAGATTATTTTGCATTAATGAACTGCACACAAAATATTTGTGAACTAACATGCCTAATACAAATACAAAAATAGATACGCCAGAGATAATCACAGATTCTATCATATATTATATACCCATAAGTTAATATATAATACACCTTTTCAATAGGTTATAGCTACAATCTGTATAGCTTGTTAAAGCTTAACTAGCTTATGTTGAATATTTTGATCAAATAAAAAATTACCAATATATGTATTATTGTCTTTATATGATAATACAGACGTTGGTTTATGATCAATATTCATAAGAGATATTGTATTATTTTGATTTTTTTGCCAATATTTTTCATTATTATTTTGATATATACCAATAGACCCGTCCGGCTTTAATTCTAATATACCATAAAAATTTTCAATATCATTATATATACCGCTAAATTTCCATAAATTTAATGTATTTTTATCTAAATTATCAAAATTTGTTTTAAAAATTATATTCTTATTTTTCTGAAAAATATCTATAAACTGATTATAAAACACTTGAGTGTTTAAAATGGGATGTATATGCGTTAGTCTGCCATCTTCTTTTATAGCAGAATACTCTTTCATAGCTTTATTTTCGTCAACCCAAGAATCTGAAAAAGTACTTTCGGCTACTGGTATTTTACATATCTTAGAAAGCACTCCCACACCATTATCTGTCCAATATACACCATATTTGTGACTTAAAAGCAAATAATCCAAAGTTTTTTTGCATAATTTCATTCTCATAACAGCCTCACTTGATAACAATGATGCTTCGTGTGAATGAACTATCATGGGCGGGTTTTGATAATCGTCTATATTATTTTTGCCAAAAAACACATTCTTAATTCCCATCTCTCTTAAAATTAATTGCTGTATTATGCACAGGTCTGTCGTTCTACTAGAAACGAACATAATAGGATCAGTATGATTATAAAAATCTTCTAATATCTCATATGTTCTGTCTATATCTGTACTAGAATCGTCATCTACTTGAAAAATCCATTTATAATCCACAGGGTTTGTATAAATATATGTCAAAAATCTATTGGCCACTGTCATATCTGGCATATATTGCCAATCATACTCTATATCTATTAATTGTTTTAGTGATGCTTCGTGCGGCTCTGTTTCGCCAGCCAGAAATACTATTTTAAAATTAATATGGGATTTATTAGTAAATTTATATCCATAGTCTTTAACAAAAGATATGAGTCTGTCTAAATATTTCTGCTTAGAGCAAGCAAGTACAGCTAATACAAAATCATATTTCATATAAAAATATGTGTTTTGCTTTGATCATAAGTTAAAAAAGATGCTATGGTGTATCTATCACCTTTTGTAATTCTACTAACGCCATGCAAGTATTCTAGAGTTCCTGGGAAAAATACAGTATATCCTGCTTTTGGTTGAATTTCTAATTTTTGATTAGGAAAATACAGAATACCACCATCAAAATCTTTATTTAAAAACGTAACCATGGCAAAATTCCTCCATGGATATGGATGCTTGTGCGTTCCAGCAGGATTTTCAGAATCGGCATGAGGCTCTAGTTCGTACCCCACAGGCCACCTCGCTATACTAAGATGTTCACAATATAATGGCTTATTTATGTGCTCAGATAATGTTGATAAACCAAATTTAATATTCTCTAATATCAAATTTTTAATAGTATTATCTTTTATATTATCATAATATAGTGTTCTACCACTCCAGTAATCGTCCGGTTTTAGTGTTCCAAAATCTGAAAGATTACTATTGATATAGTCAATAATAGTATTTATACTATTTTCATCTAATATATTTTTGAAAACTTTTGGGAATATCATTATATCATCTCAGCAATATTGTTAACAATACTAATATAGTTAGGAATATACTTACAAACCCTAAGACCTTCAACTACTCCATAGTATATTATATCATCTCCAAAAGCTTCTACAAGTCTATTTGCCTCAACAATATTTTTATCATAAGCAATTAAAGAAAAATATAACTTAGCAGCGTCTGTTATGTAGTTTCCAAAAATATATCTATAATTAGGATCTATTAAGAATATATCATTGTTACTCACAATAATATTTTGTTTTGTAAAATCTCCATGAAAAAAAGTTGGTTCTAATAATTGTTTACTTATTTTATCTACAATCAATGAGACTTTCTTTGATGAGTGTCTGTTTAATTGAATATTATCAATATATGTTTGATAATTAAAATTTTTAATACTAAGTTGTTTAAATCGTTGTAATAAATTTATACATTGATTAATATCAATTTGCGAAGTTTGTTGAATTCTTTCAGTAATAATTGTTTCATCATTACAAAATAAAACCTTTGGAACATTAACAATATTAGATGCTATATCAAACCATTCTTTTTCAAATAAAGATGTTTTACTTTTTTTAATCACACTGTGTTGAGTAAAAATTAAATTATTAGCAGTGAAGGCGCTTTTAAGAGGAGAAAAATCTGCATAATGATCTATTGTCATATCATCTATATAGAGATCAGCATATTCTTTATTAAAAGATATTTCATCATATGGTACATCATATGTTATACAAAATTCTTCTATTAATTTTCCATATTTTTTAGTCTTATCTTCTATAGATAAGTGATTCTTAGAACCACGAGCCGTTACTATTTTAATATAAACATTTATTGTTTTTTTTAATTCTTTGAGACGTTTTATTAGTATAAAATTAGGCTCACTTAAAGTAATATGACTTTTGTTTCCTAAAGCTAATGTTCCATCAAAATCTACAGATACTATTAACATAATCCTATAGCCTCATAATAATCTTCTATATCGCCTAATCTTTTAAATGTTTTTTCCATAATAATATTAGCCCCTATCATACCAGATACAATACTATTTGGATCCGTCATATTTTCTATAACTGACTGTAAATCTTTACAAAAGTAAACACCACTGCATTTTACTTTAGATAGATTATTATATTCACTGCTGCTGACTACGCTATTATTTTCAACTACAATGGAACCATACTTATTTTTAGCAGAGGTGAAGGTGTATACGTTATTTTTGTTTATATCTATATCTTTTAGATCGATATTAAATGGTATTATATCACAGTCTATAATCAGAACATTATATCTGTCATTAATTTGCCTTAAGGTTTCTCTTCTACTATTTGTTTTTGTAAGACCTACTACCTTAGCATCTGGAAAAATACCATAAATATGGTCTATTATTTTTTTATTCCAAAAATATAAGTTTTGCTTTTCTATGGAAGATATATTTTTTAATCTAGTACCATGACCACCTATGGTGATATACTTGTTAATAGTGATCATCTTTGAATTTTCATTTTAATCTTAGGATTAGTTTTTATAATTTGATATATGGATGTATTTTTATACCATAAATGATCCGTTAAAGCTCCTTCTCCATGATGAGGATAGTAATCAATATCTTTTGCGAAATATTCGTAGACTGATGAGTAATAATCCATAGCTCCAGAATTTCCGTAAGCAAACTGATCGTTCGGCATAAACTTTATGCCCTGTTCAACTAATTGTTGCTTCATGCCTTTATTAAAAACAATATCTGTATTTTCATTAGGAGCTAAATAGATAATATCTTTTTTTATGTTTTCTAAAGTATCATCAAAAGAAGCATAAGAAAAAAATAAATCCATGCGACACCTAATTACCATATCATATACAAAATTACGTTGTTCTTCATAATCTTTTTTAAGTTTATTACTCATGTATATACCATAGTACATCATTAAGCAATTAAACCATTTATATTTATCATAACTATCAAATAGTTTGTCAAATCCATGAACAACGTATCTTCCAGATTTCTTAACATGACTAATAAAATAATCAGCATCCGGATATTCTATTAATATTTTTTTAGGATTATATGCTTGTACTAACTTTGTAGCTGGTATAATATTACGATCATGATTGATATATTTTTTATAGTCATTTATCTTAAATCTATGATCATGACTTGAAAATAATCTTGAATCTCCCTTAAAAGACCAAGAATGAATAAATACATCAGCTTTTAATTTATTTATTATCTGTAAACGTTGACTAGTTAAGCATTGTCTAAATGTTCTAGATTGTCCAGATAAACATAGGGCTACTTTCATATTATTCTAGTGATGTTTGATGATCCTCAAATTTATTACCGTAAACATCTTCACCATTAAAATACCTTCTACCATTACCGTATTTTTTATCTTTGTCTATGTTGTTTCGTTCTTTACCAAAGTCCATAGCACATTGACGTTCTGCTTCCAGCTCCTCTTCTGACAAAATCTTATCACCATTAATAATCTGAAAATCATCTATAAAGTGTCTGGGATATGGGATCACACAGCCAATAATATCTCCCTTCTTAATTGTAACAGTATAGTTGGGTCTTGTTAATCTTAAATTAAAGGTGAAGTCTCTTCTTAGGTTATCTGTTTCTATAATAGCAGTCATATGATAAAGCCCATCAATATATAAATTAGGTGGATTAATTGTCATAAGATTAACACCATCTGGTGTTCTTAAAGAAAACGTGTTTTGAATAGTAATTGTACCCATACCGAAATGACTTCTTATAGATTGTAGACCAGAATTTTTATCATGGTAGTCTTTATCCAGATAGTTTATAGTCACATCGGACGGAGCTTCTCCTCCATTCCATGTTACCTCTATATCATGTATATTTTTTAGAATAAATCCATGTTGATTTCCCATAACTAATGGCAAACAAAAATATGCGTGTTTTACAAACCAGTCCCTTTTAAAGTCTCCTTTTAGGGATGAAAATAGCATATTTACGTTATCATTAGTCTGCAACATTTTTGCATGAGCAATTAGAGCGATATGCTTATCTTTGATTAATTGACTCATATATTTTTATCCGATATTACTCGGCCCTTTTGTGTTCTTGAAATATATCCCATTCTGATCATGTATGGCTCTATACTATTTTCTATTGTTTCCATAGCAATGCCACACATTGCTGATAAACTTTTTAGTCCTAGAGGATTGCCTACATTCTTCTTCAGAATATTGATATATTTTTTATCATTACAATCAAAACCATTTGAATCAATACCCTGACTATCAAAGATCGTATCTATATTAGTTTCTTCTGGGTACATATCCAAATAACTCTTATACCACTGTAGTCTAGCGTTTAAGATTCTTGGTGTTCCCTTGCTTCTTTTTGAGATTTCTAAAAGAGACTCATCACTTATCATTAGTCCAAGCTTTTGAGCGTTCGACCCTGCCAGTTTAGCTAATTCATCGTGACTATAAAAAGATAGATGTTCCTTCATAACAAATCTATCATAAAAAGGTTGACTCAAACTTCCTCCACTAGTGGTTGCTCCCATAATAGTAAATACTGGAAGCTCTATAGATTCAGGTTTGTTTTCAATTACAATATCTAACTTATAGTCTTCCATTACTGGATACAAAAATTCTTCCACTAGCTTGGGCAATCTATGAATCTCGTCAATAAATAAAACTGACCTTGGAGCAATACCCATTAGATATGGTAGAATGTTCTTTGGGCTTCTAACATTAGCAGCGTTAACGGTATATAGATTAACATTCATCTCTGAAGCTATTGCTCCAGCGATTGTGGTTTTACCAAGACCAGGAGGGCCGTCAATTAAAAGATGGGGAATTACTTGATCCGAATTTTTACAGCTATTAGTAAGGATCTTTAATCTTTTAACAACATCGGCTTGTCCAATAATATCTTCAAACTTTGTAGGTCTTAATGAATGTCGCATTTTTCAGCTCCCAATAATTCTAAGGCTTTTTTAATTAAACTCATACTATCATTTACTTGTATTTGATCAAATGCTTTTTCTACTAGAGATAGAGCTTCTGATCTTTCAAAACCATACTTCTCCAATGTGTCACAAGCAATATTTGCAACAGACTTGTCTAAAACAATAGCTGTAGATTCTGGCGTTATAGTGTCTTGTACTGGCTTGTTTGTATTCTCTATATTAGTAATTTTGTATACAATCTTGATTTTCTTTATAACTTTAGGAAACAGTATCGCTCCACAGTCGCAAGCTACCCTAAATCCTTTTGTTTTAGTTTCAATACTTGTTAACCAATGATTGCATCCACATAATGGACAGATATATTCGTAATTAATATCATAGCTTTTGGGCTTGATATTCTTAACTATTTTCTTTTTTGTTTTCATTTTCTTTTACCCAAAAAATAAAATCATTTGACTCCTCATCAAATGCGCTTTCCAATAATCCATCATGAGATAATTTATTTAACATATTGCTTACCATCCTTGCATTTAGTGAGTCTATAAATGCTTTATATTTTTTTTCTGATATCTTAGAAATTTTACAATTTTTAGACGGCACAAGAAAATTTTTTGCGATAAGCATACATTCTTGTTGAGATAAACATTCGTTTAACTCAGTTTTTTCTTCTTTATCTAAAGATGATATATTAATATTTAATTCGTCTAATTCTGAATGGTTTTCGCCAAATGCGCTATATACTAACACTCTAGACGACTCCACAAATAAATCTATATCATTAATACTATACCATTGATTAGATTTCATAATTTAGTTCATTATATCGAACATTCCTTTATAGTAATTGGGTTGTTGCAGAAAGTTGACGGCATGTGATCTTAAATGGTTTTTATACTCACTATTAAGCTTATCATGAACAAAATATATTTTCTTATATATTGGTTCTTTGTAATGATTGTTCCCCAAGTACAGGGAGTTTTTGAAGTTCCCTGACTTGGAGAAGTAATCATTCACAGGTAACGAACCTTTTGGAAAACTCGGTCCAATATACCATACGTTTGAAGGATATTCAACTATTTCATTCAGAGTATCATATAACATTTTACCCCAAGCATCCCAAGCGTCGGGATCAAACTTAAAGTATTTTTTATAATGACTCTCCGGATTGTCTTGACTATCATCATTATCGTCGTAGTTGTCATCTTCATAATCTTCGTGCATATTTCACCCGATACAAAATTTGTCACTGATCTTAGACGCTAGTTCTTTAGCAGCATTAGATAGAAATCTGTTGTTGCTAAAGTAGAGTGGCGTTGAGACTTGATTAAGGAACTCCACGACCGTCTTTAAAAGCTTGGTCTGGGAACCGTCAAGATCTAAATCTTCGCCCCCAGCGTCAGCAGGAAGAGGCTCAAGAGAGTCTGTATCATCCTGGGTCACAGGAGATACTGAAGTAGGATCACCATAAGCCTTATTGAACATACCACTACCAGTATAAACATACTTGTTCTTGATATCTTCCGTGCTATTGGTATATGTATTAAGGTTCAGAGACTTCATCTGATTAGCAATAGTTGCAGCAACATTAACTGATACTGGAACCCCTGTAATGTCAGACTTTTTATAAGCCTTAGCATATTCCTTAAACCATTCATCGCTAGTCTTATTAGCAACAAGATTAACAACAGCAGAAACGCCATCAAGAGCTTCTTTAAGCTGTTCAATATTTACCCAATCACCAGTCGATCCCGACAAAATACTGGTAAAATAAGACTGCTTTCCTTCCCAGCCCTTCCTCCACCAAGTATAGGGGATTCTATAAATCTGATTAACCTTGATAGCTCTGGCATCACCACCAAAATGATTGACTAGTTTCTTTTGAATACCACTCCAGTAAGTCTTATGAGGACTATTGGTGTTTGGGTTTAGAATCCAGTAGCACTGATAGCCATTGCGAGTATCAACAACCCAGCTTGGCTTTACTGGAAAGCTATTGATCTGGTTCAAGAATTCCTTTTTCTTCTGCATGACGATACTGGGCTTAAAATAACGGCCTTGATCATCTCGTCCAGCATCCATATCAACAAAACAAGCACGAATTCTACTAATCGCATATTGCTTACGTCCACCATTAACATAGAAGTAAGCATCAGCGCCTTGACTATCATTTGCAATAGCAACTTTGGTAAGATTGTCAGTATGATTCATGCTGCTGATCTTCTTGCGAGGATCACCATTGTAGCAAAAGATATGCTGACCACCTAAAGACTCAAAAAACTTATTTCTCAAAGTAATTTGATCTCTTGTTCCAATAGCACTATGAGTCTTATCGAACGGATTAAAAGCCAAAGTATCGCTAAACATTTGTTTTCCTTTTTCCAACTTCCTACCGACATTTTTGATATTGGGATAGTAAACACTACCATCAAAAGCAATATCTAAGAAGATGGCAGAAGAATCGAACTTCTGTTGTAACATAGTAGAAACTAATTAGGTACTATATTACAAGTCTCCAAACACCACCTTGTGTCAAATCTTATACTCAGTACGAATTGTCTCCGACATCATCGTCATCTTCATAATCAGCATCGTCCTCATCTTCTTCATCTTCATCCTCGTCAAACTTATCCCAATAAGCCTCGTCATAATCATTCAGATAATCATCCTCATCCTCATCATAAGAGTCCTGGCTGAAATCAGCCTTATAAAGAGGCTTGAGAAGTTCACCTTGATACTCCCCTACTACTTCATAGCGACAAGTACGAAGCTTTTCATAGTTACAATCACTAGGAACGCTCACAACATCCTTGGGATTAATCTTGACGATTACGATACGGTCGCCAGCCTCCAGACTACCATAACCAGCGACATAATTCAATGCTCCAGCATGAAGACCATTAGAACAACCTCGACCACGATCATCATCAACCTTTGATCGTGTCATTTCACAAACCTGACCTACCCTATTGTCGAAAATCCCCTTGTACTTATCCTTAAAATCTGAACGAACAGCCTTATAAGCAAGAAAATATCCATCTTCCGTAATGGGCAGCAACTCATGCTCAAGAAAATCATACAGTTCCTTCTGACTCTGCATACTTGGATTTTCCATGAGATTATTCAGGAAATTAACAAGGGGCTGGAAGGGCAATCCCTTGCTCATAAACTCCAGAATTCTCTTGCTAATACTACCATGAACTTCCTCACCCTCGTAGAGAACTTGTCCATTCTTGATCTCCACAAGACCATCGCTAAAAGAAGCAACAGCCTTTTGAACATCAACAACTTCCAACAGTTCCTCTGCCGTAGCAGTAGGAAGCCTTTCCAGAATCAACTTATAGTTGATATGATCTGGCAAAATTTGATAACTTTGATTATTAAGAACCATCGTCAAATTACCATCAACAAACATAAACGGAACAGCCATAATCCAATCTCCTAGTTTTAGTTACGATACCTGTGATACTGTCATTCTACACTAATCGGCAAGCTTGTCAAGGGGTCTTGAGAAATTTCTGACTACTTGATCAAACTACTCAACTGAATCTTAAATAGGTCAATATTTTCCTGACTCATCTGCTCAACCCAATCTCTGCTTTGCTTTCCATAGTATGAACGATCTTCAATGATAGGATTTTGATTAGATTTAAGGTCTACCAGATTACCTGTTACTTGATGATTTCCCATAATAACCTTGAGCATAGGATTCTTGTCTACCTCAGTCTTAATCTTTTCCCTAATCTCAGAGATTCTCCATCTCTTCAAATCTTCCGTAGAAGTTCCACGGATAATCTTGAGATAAGCATCTGACTTACTCTCACCAGCATACAAGTAATTAACAATCATTTTTGTCAAGGTATTGTAGGCCAAATTAGCATTACGAATCTCCTTCCCATCAACATCTTCAATCCCCATCTCTTTCATAAGCTTAGAGATATGGGAAAGATATTCTGTTTGATTGAATCGTGGAATATTAAAAGGACTAGCATGAACAGTATTAGCAAAGAACTCTGTGAGCATGGTCTTATTCAAACAATCCACAAGGTTCTTATTACCGATAAACTTATCATAATCCAGACCAAAGATATTCAGGATATGAAACATAAACTGCTTATCTGTTGTACCGTGTTGATAATATCTGTATCCTCCAGGAATTTTCTCCTCTGTTGCGTAATCCTTCTTACAATATTCAATAAGCTTGTTGATAGAACCGAGATTCTTAAAGTGCTTTTGTGCTACAACTTTGAGTTGACGCTTCAGAAAATCATTGAAGTTAACAAGATTGTAGTTATCCTTCTCAAGCTTTTTAAGGAAAGCTGTTTTGATAGCATAAATCTTACTATTACCAATCAAGTCTTTTGTTATACTCTTTAGGGTATCCTCTTGGAGAGTTCTAGTAATATCAGCAATCGCTGGACAACCAGACTCAGGTTCTGTTCCATATCTCAACATGGGAACATAAATAATCTCATCTTGTTCCAGAAAGTTTTCCAGTTGTTCTTCTGAAAGAATTCTCAGATGTGTAGCATCATTATAGGGATTAGTGATCTGCTTACTATCCTTATCATAACCGTGAATAAAGAATACGTCTTGGTCACTGACACTACCGTTAGAATTTCTATTGTAAGACTTTCTTGGGCCAGAACTTTGTGTCAGATGCTTATAGTCTGAAACCTTGAGCAGATTTTCAGCCCCCACATCTTCGATCAGCTTATCAAAACCTTCTTCGCTCTTTGTATAGTCCTTAGTATCAAGCATCAAGTAAGCAAAACAATCGTTTTGATTGCAATATCTTGTAATAATTTTCTTAGCAGTTTCTTCTCCCTTAACATCACAGATAAAGAAAGCCATCGTGCCCTTCTTCTTCTGATTATTCCAATAATAGGAGCCTTTACCAGTAAGAGTTTCGTGATGGATTCTATCTGTCAGAGCAACTTGGCGACGAGAACGATAGCCAGCAGTCTTATAATTAAAAACGTACAGACTCTTACCGGCAGGAATTTTATATTCCAAGTCATTGCCAGAGTTGATGGGATGGTCTTTACCCTTGGGATCAGTCCAAGTAGCACCAACACCCCAGCCGCCAGCCAATTCGTTCATAGTATAGTATGAAGTAATTGCTTCTACTTTGTTCTTGGCAGATTTAATCTTTTTGGAGAATTCTTCCTTCATCTCCATGTAAATTTCTTTAGTCTTTTTACGCAGGGTCTTGATCACATCTTTAGTATACTGCAAACCTTCACGGCTAACATCCATTTCCAGTTCACCGATACTAAAATCAAGCTCAAGATAAAGGCCGGAGTTCAGAATCTCTCCAACGAAACTCTTCCAAGAATCAATATCTGCTTTCTGGAAAGCCCTATTCCACTTCTGAATATGATCGGGCATTTCTTCCTTCTCTTGACCCACAATCTGTGCGGTCTGAACAGGATAGGCAATATTACCCATAATAGCTACAATGCCGCTATCAATTCGGTGGTAGTTGCTGGGGAAATAGCTATTGTCGTTATTAAGACGGCAAACCCTCCAACCTTCACCACTGATGATGATATTGGTGTTGCTATACTTATGATCTTGCAGATTATTCCCGATACCACCTTCAAGGATGGGTTTCATGCGGAAATAGTGGAAGATTCTCTTAGCCTTGTCGGTAAACTCTTGAAAGTCATGCTGCTTAACAGCGAAACTAATTTCAAGACCATTAGGCTCAGAAGTATTAGAAGTATTGAAAAGATTCAGAGTAGGAACTCCGCTCTCGTCAATCGCAGCAATATAAGTATATTTCTTACCGTTGTAATATGATGCAGTGGTGAAGCTCTTGGTATATGCAAAGGGACTCTTAGACCCTAGACCAAGACAACCAACAAAATCATTGCTATCATTCTTGTTGGATGCACCGTAGGTTGTATACAAGTCCTCCATATCTGCCTGACTAAGACCAGTGCCATAATCTCTTACCATAAAAGTAGGATTGGCAGCGGTGGGCAAAATTACCTTAAAAGGATTCTTATTACCGGCAGAGATATGGCTATCATAAGCATTAGTAGAAAGCTCACGAATCGCAGCCATAACCTTATCAGAATACAAAGAGTCTGAAAGGATCTTGAACATTTTGCTTGTCTGAGCAATATTAAACTGATTCCTGCTTGCAACACCAACACTATGAGTCTCAATTGTCCGGTCTGCCAACTTCATCTTATTTCTCCAAAAGTGTTATCGTTCCTGTGATGGCCCAAGTATATCATCGGCAAACCGTCTTGTCAAGCTCCAGTTTTCTTTTCTCGTCTGTCGGCTATTATTTTAAAGCCTATGGCTATGTCTATCAGACCCAAAACTTTTAAAAAGACTACGGGCAACGTGAATGTTATGCCTCCAACCAATATGCAAAGAAGTCCCATGATCCAGACAACAAACCTTGGCATCCAATCGAATAATGATAATAAATAACTTATAGGCCCTATAATTAGCACTGATATTAAAATTATTGTTACTAGTAAAGCTAAACTAGCCATTAGTTATTTTTCATCATCTTCGTCTTCATAATTTTCGTAATCTTCTGGCTCATAATCTTCGTCATCATATGGATTCCACTCAGTATTATACTTTTCTTCTTCATCATCCATATGTTCTTCTATAATGTCAGCAGCATCCATGATAATTTCAAATTCTTTAATCTTTTCAGAGATGTCGTTTAGTTTTTTATCCATACTCTTCAGTATTTTTTTAAGTTCAGAAAATTCTTTAGTGTTCGATAATTCTACACTGCGAATCTCTTTATTTATTTGAATAATATCTTTACTGATTTTATCAATATCTTTTGACATTATAACCTCCGAATTATTTGGATATTGATATATACACCTTAACTATTTTTTTTATATTCCTTGATATCTCCATTTTCAATAATCTTTTTATCTTCATAGATAGAGGCTACTCTTCGGTAATACTCTTGCTTGATATTCTCTAGTACGCCAGTAATCATAGCTATTTTAGAATATGAAACATCTCCCATAACCCCACTTAAAATACGACTAAAAGAGTAATTAATATCACCAATTATGTTCAAAAATTCTTCATTAGTTAATTTTTCTGGAATATAATTGTTTTCTGTTGGATCAAAAGATTGTCTAAAAGCATTTAGAATCAAACAGTTCGTCATATTTTCTATACAATCATCCAAACCTTCTCTGCTATCTTCTTTAATATACGGCATATTTATGTGTTTCTTTTTAGAATGGTCAAACCATTATTATTTTTAAGTTGTAAATGAATAGTCCAAATACTAGTAGTCTGTAAAAACTCCCCAACAGCTTTTAGTAAACCCTCCAATTCAGTTTCTCCACGAATACCAAATGTCTCAGTGTCATGCAATATGATAAACTTAGAAGTTTTTGGAGAGTGTAAATCTAGTTCTTGTTTTAGTTGTTTATAATTATGAAGAGTATCAATAAACAATAGTTCTGTGGGTTCTATAATTACTTGTCTTGTGTCTCCAATAATAAACTTATACTCTGTGGATGGTGCTAAAGAATGAATATGATTAGTGTCAACAGATACAATATCATATGATATCATCTTTTTGGGTTTAGCTGCCAGCAAAGCATAGGTAGAAATAATGCTCCTTACTCCCATTTCTGTAATATGATCAACCTTCTGCCCGTATTCTTTTAATATTGGAAGATGTTCATTAATATCAGATTTGGTTTTGCATTTATCATAATATATTTCATCTAAAGTCATTGATCACCACACTTACATTGATATTTTAAACAATATGAACACTTTGGGCCAGGATCAGTATTTCCAAAATAATTCGAGTGTCCTTCCCAAGTTTCTTTACCAGTATCAATACATACCCATTTCTTTTTACCTTTTACTCTAATATAACCAATATTTTCCCAATGACAATCCCAGAATTTAAGTTTAGTTTTTATGTAAATTATATCAACTAATTTTTGTATTCTAGTTAATGGTATAGAATTTTTATCTATAGTTTTTGCTATCTCTGTGATATATCCCCAGCCACTTCTTTGGTCAGGAAACAATACATCATACTTCATCTTGCATAGTTTAGAATATACTTTTGGTGCAAGATTATATTTGTTTAATTTAATCTGAATTTTTCTAGCATACTCAGCCCTAGACTTAGAGATAAATTCTTTAAATGCTAAGTTCTTATGGTTGAGGATACAATAAAACGTACAATATCCTCCTTGGTCACTATATGAGTATAGATCAATCTTATATTTAGAATTTACCATATCAATAAGAGATAATGTCTGGAACTTCGCCAGTAAGATTATAGAGAAATTCTTTGGCTTTTTCTAGAGTATAAAACTCACCAAGGAAAATAGATTTGTATTCAGTGTCGTGAGGATATCTTTCTCCATAAATTTGGTAGTACGGATCGTCAAGACCTTCTTCTTCTGAATCTAGAAGATGTTCAGCATTTTTAATTTCGTCTATATAAGAACCGCCCTCATAGTCACTGAATTCTCTCACAGTAACTAACAAGAAATACTCTATTGGAGATTTGGGGTTATTGTTCTTAACTCTACCATTACACAAACTATTGCTCATAATTTTTCCCTATAATCTGTTTTAGTTGAGCGATTTCTTTTTCACAACTCAACCAGCGATTAGTTTCTGCTACTGCGAATTCATTAGCTTTAAAAGCCTCAAGAGCCATTTCTTTATTTTTTTCTTTTAGTTTCTTGAGTTCGTCCTTGGCATTTTGCACAAAGAAAAGATCAGCACCCTTCGACAATGCAAAATCAATGATAGACTCCAGAGGACTTGAATGTTTTTCCATATAAGTTGCCAGTTCTATAAAAGTTCTTCTTATGTTATCTTCCCAGTTTTTCATATTCCTCTATCAAAAGTCTTCTCTTATTATAACTTCAGCGCCCACAAATTCTGGCTTATAATATCCAGTCAAACTATCTTTCTGATAAGTATCTTCAACAAGGAATCTAATATCATATTTATTTTCCATTATGGAAACTTCTGAACGAGTAGAAATCTTCTTGTTTTCAACAATGTATTGAATAATTGCTGTTTTAATTTCTTCAGTAGTTAGTCTATATAGATTGTATGACATAATTAAAAGTCATCCCCCATTCGATATTCATCAAACTTTTCTTTACAATCCTCATTAGCGTCATAATATCCAACATCATAACCTTGTTCATGACCCATAGCATAAGCTGCCATCAACCACTTGATTATATCGTCAGTTTTCCCTTTTGCAACACAGTTTCTTATGTCACTTATAGCTCTTTCGTGTCTAACGCTATATCCTTCGATTTCGTTTATCCAGTGGTCAAATGTCATAATTTTGGTGTATATATTTGCGGTGGGTTTTGAAATTATTAATTCGACTCTGAGGTACGCTATGAAGCCATTGTATAGCCAAAACGAATACTGTCAAGCTAGAGGTAAAGATTTACTTCCTTTTGAATGTTATGGGTGCGGTAAACAATTTTTCAGAACTAAAACAAAAATCAAATACGAGACTAAAATAGGAAAATCAATTAAATACTGTAATCATAAGTGCAGAGGACAGCATTTATACAAATCTATAACTGATAGTTGTGGATTTTGTGGTAAGGATTGTACTAGACATTTCAAAGAATACAAAGCGTCTAAGTCTGGTAAAATCTTTTGTAATAATTCCTGTGCTGCGAAGTACAATAATACTCATAAAATAACTGGCTACAGAAGATCGAAAATAGAAATTTGGATAGAAGAACAATTGAAAACTTTATATCCAAATCTAAACATTTTATTCAACGATAAAACAGCCATCAAATCAGAGCTAGATATTTATATACCCTCTTTATCCTTGGCTTTTGAACTAAATGGTATTTTTCATTATGAACCAATTTATGGTCAAGATAAACTGAAACAAATTCAATCTAATGATCAAAACAAATTTTACTTATGTCAACAGAACAAAATTAATCTTTGTATTATAGATATATCGAGTATCATACATTTTAAACCAACTAAAGCTCAAAAATTCCTAGACATCATTTGCAAAATTATAACTAACAACCATTAATACCCCCGGTCGGACTTGAACCGACAAGCCATTACTGGCAACGGATTTTCTTACTACTATAACTTTCGTTACCATTTCTGTTTGTAGTCTGGACTTTATCTTAACCATAACTTTCGTTTTAGGTTCCTGCCGTCAAGTCTCTACACCTTCATAATATTGCTATTAAGCTTGGCTCGGTATTGCCATTTTACAGGTTCCACCGAATTTGACAGGTTCTACTTTAAAGATTTCTCTCTAAGCACTCCAATTTTACTAAAAGTCCGTTGTGTTTGCCAATTTCACCACGGGGGCATGATGCCTCCAAGCTACATATCATAACGATTAGTTAGATGGTTGACTATGTTGTCTCTAATAATATTTATGAGGGATGTAGTTGGAAGCATTTGGTTAATACAATCACGTTCTAGCGTGATGAGCCTTGAGTCTACCAACAATCTCTACCATATTTTCAACACTATCAATAGACTTAACAGGCTTCTTACGCTGCATCTCTGGTAGTTCAATACCTTTTGCTTCAAGAGCCTTTTTGGAACGGGCATATCGTGCCATTGTACTAGCAACCTTCTGTCCAGTTTTTTCCGCAATCTCTGCATAAGTATTGCTGGAATACACAGCCTCAAGGAAAGCCTCATCAGAACAACGAATACGACTTTGCTTAGTCGCAGTAATTACTTCAGCCATAATATATATCTCCAACTTAAAACCAAATTCGGGTAGCCTCAGTCACGCAACCGATCAGACAACCCGACTTCTTTGATTATACAACTGTTATCGGCTATGTCAATAGGCTAACTTGATTTTTTTTGAGACAAGCTAGGACTTATTCTCGATAACAAGCGATTAGATTGCATTTTGTTTGATATTTAATATCATAATTTAATGTTTCTAATTTACCCCATACATTTTTTATATCGTTTTTAATTAAATCAGTATTATATTCTACAATTATAATAGATGGTCTAATATCATTTAATCCATCTAACACATCTAATTCAGTTCTTTCATTTTTATGAAAATCGCTGACCATAATATTTGATAAAGCATATCCTCTTTTTGTGTTGCTTGATAGCTTTGTTTAGCAGACTCATTTAGAAGATCAATCTCGCTCAGATTTGGTAAACGATAATAGGGATAAAAATCTAAAGTAATTAAAAAGTTTTTCATGTTAGTCTATAAAGACTCCTTGAAATTCAGATACTAAAAAATCTCTAAGTTCTTTAGCATCCTCATGATGCCTAAGGTTATCTAATAGTCTATCTTGTTTTTCTGATGGAAAGATGTCTTGTCCTTCAAAAAAAATCTTTTCAGATTTAATTAAGAAATATTGTAAAGTATTTTTAAACTGCTTATTACTCTTCCAATAATCTGGATCATTATTTTTAACAGCAAGAGCTAGTGCTGTGCAATATATACTAAATTCTAAAGATCCAGAAACACAATCAGATTTTTCTGTGACTATACTATTCACTGTGTCATTAACAGCACACTCTGCCCCAGCTATATAAGCAGACCACTCATCTATCGGATATGTTGGAACACTATTCCAGTCATTAATTTGTTTAACAAAATACATATTATATCTATATCCCATAAGAACTTTTGGAATATATGGAATAATATGCTTCATAGTTATACTAGGGTTCTCTACAATCACACCCATACCCTCACCAGCATAAAAAGCATTAACATTTTTCTTTAATGATGTCTTATAGTAATTTCTTAACTCGTTATTTATACCGTGTACTGTTTCGTGTACACCTGTACTTCTTCCATGTTCATCTCCAAAAGGCTCCTGCTTGGAGTATGACAACACTTGATTGTATACAAGATCAGATGGTAAAATTTCTCTATATTTTGTAATATTAATTAGAACTAATCCTACAGAAATAGTCCTATTATTTGTATAGGTGCTTTTAATATCATAAGTTTTATGAAACTTATGGAAAAATTCTCCACCATTTGCTTTGTTTATCATAAAAATTATAAGACATATTACGAGGATAATTTTGACCATGTATTTTCTCCATGGCTTTGGTTAAGATTTAACCATTTTATATATTCAGTTTTTTTATATCCCTTTTTTCTTGCTTCCTCATTATTTTTATATAGTATGATTGAAGTTGGAAGTTCTTTTATTTCAAATTTATTTGTTATATCTTTGTTATTATCTATATCTATAAAACATACAATATAATTATCAAACTCTCTAATATTAGTGATATCTTTTTTAAGATCTTTACAGTAAGGGCACCACGCAGCGCCAAAAATTAATACTAATTTTTTAGCATACGTTTCAGCAGCTCTTTTTGCTTTATCATATTCATTATAAAATACGTTGGTTATCAATGCTGGTTTTGGAACAAGAACAACATTTATCTTTGGAGTAACATGAATATCAAATTTTTTATACGACAAAGAGAAAACAATTAAACATAAAGCAAATATGATAGTTAATTTATCAAAATTTTTCATTAATATATCCTTACCAGAAATAAAGGCCATATATTATTTACACCGAAGGAGGCGCAATATGTCTAGGCAGAAGATTATTTGTGATTTTTAATTGTGGACTCTATCCAGTCCTTAAATATACTGACCCTTGTATGACCACTAAAATTAGAATAGGTTGCCTTTGGTTTAGACCCGGTTCTGCTCCATATACAAGAATGTATACCAGCTAGTTTTTGATCTATAAAAAGACCACCGCCACTATCTCCATGAGAAATTAAAAACTCCATTGTTGTATATGGTTTTCCTAAGAGAGAACAAATAAGCATATCTTTTTCTATAGAATCTATAGTATTTGTACCCGCCCGTTTAATTCCATCAATTTTAATGCTTCCTGTTTCAAAAGTCCCCGTGTCTCCATATCCAGCCTGACTAGATACTTTACCTATTTCATCAGATTTATCATACAAGCTTGGATAGAATTCTAAATCTATACTTTCTTCCAAGTAACATAAGGCAATATCTTTTTTGCCAAACATATCCATATCAAATTTTGATGGTTTTTTAGTTAAAATAATATTAATGTGTTTATTCTTATAAAGAATATATATATTACTTGTATCATTAACAACGTGTGCTGCTGTTATTGCCCATCTTGGATTAATTATAACAGCAGATGCTCTATATTTTTCCTTTTCTTTATTTAATCCCTCAATCAATACTACACACTCATGCTTAGACCCATACTCTATATATTTATCGTCATTAGCTTTAGGGTCTATAGTACCACCAAAAGAGATATTGGTAAAGAATAATAATATAATATATAAAACAATATTATTGTTCATTGGGTAAAACTAATGCAAATAATAGGTATACCCAAAAAAGAATACTACCAGTAAAAATTGCACCAAGAACAAACCCTAATCTAACCACAGAGATATCCAATCCCGTACTTTCTGCTATTCCCCCACAAACGCCAAAGAAAACTCTATTTTTATTACTCTTGTGAAGTTGACTCATAGGTAGATCCTTTAATAATTTGTTTAATACAATAGTCTGAATAACCTGAAATTAACATAGCTTTATAATACCCTACTACGGGAATAAGTTCTAAAATCATTTTTTTTCCTCTTGAGAATATAGTACAACCTTAAGTATTATGTATCCGTCTCGTCCACTATCAATATTTTGTATTGCAGATATCTTACCTTTGCCTAAAAAAGAATCTCCAACCAATAAGAATGGCCCGCCATCTAAATTAGCAGATGTTATTACGGAAACATCTGATTGACAACCAAATTTAGCCCAATCGCTTTCTCCCTCAATTAAATATTCATACTCCCCAACTTGCGTTATTATCCTTTTGTTTTTTCCTTTAGGCTGTAAGCACTTGCTCATTAAATGTCTCGCTATTTAGAGCATAACCTTTAGTATTTTTTGACGCTAGGTTATTAAGAACGTCTTTTAATCTATTATTTTCTTCTTCTAATTTTTTTATAATAGCATTGGCTTCAGAAAGAGCCTGATGAAGATATTTATTTTTGTTTGTAACTTCACCAAAAATAAAAGCATTAGTGTTTTGCATAATTGTTACCCTTGTTTAAGGACTACAACATTGATATCTTATATATTATATTACACCTAAGTATCAATTGAGCATAGAAAACTTTTTAACTGTTTAAGTTGTTTATCGTCCAATATGATTTGATCATGATAAGGCTTGCCTGTAAAAATAGCCTGTGTAGCATATCGTAGCCTCTGCCATAATGACAGTTTATGATAAAAAGATGCTTGACTTTCATAAATAGCTAGATCTGCCAGTTTATATTTATGATCATAATCTATAACAAGTATTTCTTGCTTACAGTTGCATTGAAAAAATACACTATGATTATTGTCAAAATTAGTTATCATTACCATTATTTTTTATCCTATTATAGAGAAGAATAATGTCATTATTGAAAACATTTTCTTTTTGCATACTTTTGAAGTGAATATCTTCATACTTTCTATCAACTTTATTACCGCCTCCTCTTGATGCTTTTATTTGAAAATCTTCTAAGCTTTTTGTATAATAATGATTGAGGCGCATTATCTCATTAATAATTGGCTTAGATTGTCTTTGTCTTGTACTACCAAAAGCATCTTGTACCGCTTGTCCTAATACATTAACACTACCTTTAATTGTAGGCATCCAGTGTGGATTATTATGATGCCCTTGTATTTTATCATATCCTTTGGGATTAATGATAGATTTAATATGTTCATTAGCCCCATGAGTAGGACAAGACTGTGTATAGTTGTATATGATAGAATTTTGTTTATTTGTATGATTATTAGCGCCAAATAATAGCCAATGTAAACATACCCCATCATAATTTTCATACTTAGATAAATATGTTTTTATATCGACAGAGGCATCTAATAAAACAACAAATTCGTCTATATCAAAAAAACCAATCCATCTAAAATAGTCATAGTTATTAACACAATGTACTTGTGCCCTAATTTGTCTACCATGTTGATTATCTTGTGTCCAATCAACAATACTAACTAGTCCATTTTTAATTTCTGAACTAAAGATATCAGTAAGCTTTGGATAACTACCATTATCATAAAGAATAAAATGATCCACCCCTATTGCAGAATGATACTCTATCCATTCTTTAATATTATCAGCAGGCTCTTTACATAATGCTGAGAGAGCTATGTTATTCATATTTTTTCTTTTGGTTTCGCTTCTCATGCCTAAAGATTCTCTCGTAATTTTTTTCCCAAGTTTTTTGATTAACACTCTTAGGTCTTGGCTTACTACCCTTGCCATTTTGACTCATCGTTTTCTCCAACATATAAAAATTCATTCTCAGATAGTAGATACATTCTTGCAGAATCGCCATATATCTCGTATAGATAAGATCCATCGCTTTGTGGCATATCTTTGTTTAAGTATCCGTATTCGATAATTTGATTATCTTTTAATATAGCAACTCTAGGGAATCTCATTGGCATGATTATATTTTTCCAGATTTTTTGAGATTATCTATTGCCCATAAGGGTTGTAAATTGCTATAATGAAAACAGACTCTTTGCTGCTCTATATCAGTTAAATCGAAACTACAACACGGTTTAATATGATCTATATGCCACTCTCCAAAATTATCCCAACTCATACCAAACGTGAACCTACTCTCTAAGTATAGTTTAAGATGCTCCCAAGAACAACCTGTTAATTCATAAGAAGTGCTATTTTTTGAACCTCTAGATAAAGCCATTCTAATACGATTACTAATGATAGTTCTTAGTCTAAAGTTTATATTTTCTTTACGGTTTCTGTCGTCGTCTTTTGTTAATTTTTTCTCGATATTTTTCTCTATGTTTCTTAGCATTTATGGCAACTTTATCTGGATTTTCTTGTCCCCATTGTTTTCTGATTTTGTTGAGATGATCTTTATTTTTAGCTCTATATTCCTGTTGTTGTTTTTTAATTTTCTTTTTGTTCTTTTGCCTTCTTAGAATATTGTATTCCTTATGACAGCATTTACAATATGGTGACTTTCCATCTTTTGACGCTTTTTGATTATGAAAATTAATCAACTCCTGTTTTTTACTGCATTTTATACATTGCTTTTTCATAGTGTATACCTCTTTGCTTATTGTATACACCAAAAACTAGAATCAATCTTCAAAAACGTATGACCAATAACGAGAATCAGTCTTGTTCTGTTTTGCATCCCAAAAAATACATCTAGCGATATACAAGGGAACATTAAGTTTTCCACAATTAATACTCCAATGTCTCTCCATCTTCTTATACAGGGACAATCCGGTTTTACTCTGATATGTAAGAGTTTTCATTCCGTACAATTCAAGCATGTGAGTATCTCCACAAAATACTCTACATTCATTAGGATGAATTTGTTCCAAAGAAAATGAAATTTTTGCAGAGCCTAGACCGCTAATCTTATTCACAATACTATCTCTCTTTTTAACATGACCCTTTTTAGCTGTAAAATAGAAATCTTTAGGATTAGCCCAAAATTGATCTTTAAAATCCCAAATAAACTTTGTCCTGTTATTATAGAGTCCACAACCGCTATTCTTAATCTTCTCTCTCAGAGACTCCTTGTTATCCATCCAATCACTAAAATTTTTGATAGCATTATATCCATTAACATTAGATTTCCATGTTGTATGGACGCTCATGAAACTAAATAGATAGCGACGAAAAATATCTTCATCAGTCTTGGGACGAACAGTTTCCCAGTAGTCCTTATAGGCCACTACCTTGTCCTTGGGAAAGTTCTTAAAAAACTCGTCAGCTTTGCTCGTACTCATAACGACCGGCTTTTTCTCAACAACAATCTCTGTCATAATGTCCTCAAAGTTTGGTTCCAAAGTGTATGCTGCCATTCTACACTAATCCTATCGTCTTGTCAAGACCCGTTTCTTGAGTGTAGGGAATCTAATTTTTTTGGTGTATAGTAATAGTAATACTGCTCAGTCTAAATAAGGAATAGGTATGAAAAAACAATGTGGTGAATGTGGCAAATATAAAATTGCTAATAATAAAAATTTTCATAAAAGCAAAAATCATAAATATGGACTTCATCCATATTGTAAGATGTGTCAAAAGTCAAAAGACCAAAAAAGATATAAAAAAAATGGCGATGAAATCAGAGAGAGAGTTAGACAAAGGAGGCAAGATTATCCAGAAAAATTAAAAGTGGAGGGGCAAGAATATTATCGTAAAAATAAAACAAGATTACTCAAAAAAAGTACAGAATATCGTCAAAGACCAGAAAGAAAAAAAAGAATGAGCGAAATACATCAATACAGAATGAAAAATGATACTTTGTATAAATTAAGACATATATTAAGATCCAGAATAAGTAAAGCATTTATAAGAAAAACAGAAAAAAGCCGGGATATTTTGGGTTGTTCTATCGAACAGGTTCGTGATCATTTAGAAAGTCAATTTACTATAAAAATGTCTTGGAATAATCATGGCACTTACTGGGAGATAGATCATATAATACCATTAGCCTCTGCCAGGGATCAGAAAAAGCTTAGAGAATTATGTCATTATTCTAATCTTCAACCCCTAGAATCTAGTAAAAACAGAGAAAAGGGTGCGAGATTAGATTGGAAAAATAATTAAATGTCTCTTGTTTCTCCATAGAGATACTTAAAGGTCGGAAAGCGAAGACTTAATTTTCCATCTTGATTCTTTGTTTCTTCAAAATACTGTACTTGGATAATTTTGCCAAGAATTTTCTTAGGATTATTATAAAACTCCTGTCTTTGTTCAATACTAAAGCCAGACCCTACTCTTACAGTATATCCCTTGTGCTGAATCATAACACAACTCAACATTGTCTCCTCACACTCTGCACCATCCTTAACATAACGAAATGGCCCCATTTCAGTATCTAGAACCTCATATTCGTCATCAAAAAAGCTCTTATACTTCAGCAAATCTTTGCTACGCTTTCCTTTATAGGGTTCGTCTGCTCTTAGCATCAAACCCTCCCACTTTTGCTTGTTAGATTTATCAATCCACTCAGCAAAATGCTCATCGTCTGCAATAAATTCTTGATCCAGAACAGACAAACAGGCACACTCATTATTTCTCATTTGATAGCATAAGCTTTTGTAACGATAAGAATATGTATTGCTAGGATTCCCCTTTTTGCTGTAAAATTCATCATGAGTAATCATATCAAAAATCTTATACGATGGATTAGGGATGGTATGATCCTTCTTGCGAAGTTCCTTCATTACTCCTTGAAAATCCTCATTACCATCTTCATCAACAAGACAAAGCTCTCCATCAAGAACTACATTAGTAATACCCAGAGCTTTAATGCAACCGCAAACAATATCAAGAGTATCAAAGATTTTTCCCGTGCGGGAATAGAAGGTAGTATTGCCAGTAGCGTCAACAATACCAATACATCTAGCACCGTCGATCTTCCTACTAACATACCATCCATCCTTCCAATCTACAATTTTAGGAACATACTTGTCTGCTAGAGCAACACTAAATGTGGGAATATGATCTGGAATAGCCTTATTAATAAGCTTATCTCCAGCACGGGTTTTCAAATCTTTATCAATAATGCTGTGAACTAGTTCTTCGTATTCTCTTTGATTGTCAATAAAAGTATTAACTGCCCCAATAGCATCATGGCCTGTAATTTCTCTGTTCTTCAAAGAATCCAACAGATCAAATATAGACTTATAGACTTTGCCACGCAGATGGCTTTTCTTTTTAAGATTATCACTAGTGACGTTATACTGCCAAAGAGGATGGTATGTATAAAGCAGAATCTTTTTGATAAAATCTGCTCCAGCCTGATTGGAAGAGGTATAATCCTCAATAATTCCAACCTTATCAATTGTACTGCTAGTTGCCTTCAAATCACGAACAAAACCATTAAGATGCTCAAACGACATTTTTATTTTCTCCTGTGTTGTCCCAATTCTACCATACGGCAGTCCTCTTGTCAAGCATCGTCTAATCGGTTCCGTTTCTTAAATACTATTGCCATAGACTGAACCAAATCGCTACCAGAAGTCTGAAACCAGCATGGAAAAAACGCATGGACTATTAAACAAAATCCAGCAACTAAAGATAAACATCCAAAAAATACAGCAAATTTAAAATGCTGATAATATGTCATATCATTTTCTATTAAATGCTCTCTAATCTTATTTTTCATATCGTTTTTGTCTTGAAAGAAAATAATTCATAGCGTTCACAATACTCTGAAAATCATCTCCAAGTTTACCTATGCCAGTATTGCAAGCCTCACAGAGCCAGCCCCTAAAACTATTATCGTCATGATCATGATCCAAAGCCCATTTATATGGAACTTTTTTACAGCACTCACAAACCTCTGGTCTTGGTGGAGCTTTTTTATGTAGCTTGACTCGTATCTTAGAATGTTTCTTAACGCATTTTCTGCATCTACTATCAAGATTATCTTTGTACATACTGTGCTTGGGAAAACTTGCTAAGTTTTTACGTTTCTCACAATAAGTACAAATTTTTCTAGCCATTAAAATAGTTCTTTAATAAGTTTGCCACTATTAGCAATTCTCATTGGTCGTCCATTTTTGGCAGTAAAGTTCGTTTCTAATGAGATTCCTAGTGATTTAAGAACACTCGCCATCAAATCCTGTGAAGTATATGGTTCGGTAATTACTTCCTTACCATCACTGCTGGTTTCTCCAACAATTGTGCCACCTTTAAATCCTGCTCCACCAACAACAACACTCCAGCTTTTAGCCCAATGATCTCGCCCCCCATTACTATTGATATTTGGGGTTCTTCCAAATTCTCCCATACAAATAATAGTAGTGTCTTGTAGTAGACCCTTATCATTTAAATCACTTATCAAGGCACTCATAGCTTTATCTAAATCTGGTAACTTCTGATCTTGTAGAGTCTTAAAAATGTCGGTATGATTATCCCAACCTCCAAGATCAACCTCAATGAACGGAACTCCCATCTCTACTAATCTTCTTGCCATCAAACATCCACGACCAAATCCAGTATTGCCATATCTTTCTTGAACTTCTTTTGGTTCTTTAGATACTTTGAATACATCCATCTGAGAACTGGTCATCAGTTTAACTGTTTTAGTCAAAAGTTTAGAGTGGTCAGAAGCATAGTCTCCACGCTTTTCATTAACAAATTTATCTTCAATAGTTTTAAGCATACGCAGTCTTTGGTCTAATCTAGATTGATCTATGTCCATAGTAAGATCACGAACTGTTCCATTAGAATTAACCACAAATGGAGAATAAGATGTTCCTAAAAATCCAGCACCAATACTAGCTCCTCCAATACTAACAAATGGAGGAATATCAATCTGTGGTATACTAGATATTAATTCATGAGAGATTACTGAACCATAACTAGGATGTTCAATATTAGGATTAGGAACATATCCTGTGTGCATATAATAGCGACCTCTCGTATGGTCTGCTTCTCTTGTACTCATTGAGCGAACAATATTCATGTGGTGCATTTGCTTTGCCATTAGTGGCAGATGTTCGCAAATCTGAATACCATCAGCACTAGTAGATACTGGCTTAAAAATTCCACCAGTAGCAGCACCCGGTTTTAAATCCCACAGATCAATAGTGCTTGGGCCTCCACTCATCCACAAAAGAATAGCACTCTTATTCTTCTTTTTTAGTTCATTAGCATTTGCTAGGATAGAATCTGTAAAGAATAAAGAAGATGCTGACAACGATGAAATTGCAGCAGAGTGGTTTAAGAAATGGCGACGATTCATTGGTGAAACCCATTAGTTACTTTAAAACAAAAATCCAACACTTCTTCATCAGAGAATACATTTCTAGCATAATTAAAAATTAAAGCCACAAACCTAATATTTCCTTTAATATAACCCTTGTCGTTATCTATTCTGTCGATAGAAGCCTGATATGGTCTACTTATTATACTCTTAGTTTTTGAATGTGTTTTTAGCTCTAATTGTTGTTTTGTAAATGGACAAATTCCCTTTTGAGATTCCCATAATTCTTGTAAATACTGTATATCTACATTATATCCAATATTGCTTTCTTTGTTGTGTTTGCGTATAACTTTTATATACCATCTAAAGTTAGAAGATTTATCTGGTTGGCGAGTATACTTTGTTTTAATAAAGTTGTCCTGATATTGTATAAGATGTTTAATCTTATGTTTACTAGCACAACTATTGTTGCAATAAAACGTATCTTTGCCTACTTTTTTGCGTCTTTTAACTTCTGATACTAATTTTATAACCTCTTTGTCACAAGTGGCACATTTGATTATTGTTGTTTTCATTGGCTCCTCCATAACTATCATACACCAATTTTATGGACGAGAGCTAAAAATTAAGTGGACTAGGGCAGAGTCGAACTGCCATCCAGACTAAACATCAACATAAACTTCTACATCGTTAGTTGGTTGTTATCACACTACCAACAAAGCTATCAGAATTATCTGTGTCAGATTGAGTACAATCATTATTCCTATTTATGTCTGGTAGGACTACCATATCCGAATATCGGAGTCAGCATGATTGGGTAATAAGGTTCATGCCACCCCACTCATTACCTAATTAATTAGGCAGCGAGAGCGAGAGTTACTTCGCCAATTAACATTTTTTGAATACCTTTTATACTGGCCCAGTATTCAACCAGTCGATGCGATCTATACCTATTTTACCTGTCGATACCTTTACTAGCCCTATTTAATATACTATACCCCAAATTAGATGGTTTTATAACGCAATATTTCCTCAGACATCTCTCTCATTAAATTGTTTATTTCTTCCTCGTTCAGTTGTCGGCTTGATTCCTCATCTGGTTTTAAAAATAACCCTTTAGCTGGCCCCGCCTCCAATCTGTTCACCTTATACAATAATTTGTCATATTTATCATATAGAATAAAATTGAATCCTATAGAACATAAAAGTAGTCCAATAATAATAATAGATAAAGAATATTTCATTTAATCTTCTATATTTTTCCTTTTGTAGAGATAGTTCACTAGTTGAACTGCTCCTTCGTATGAGTCACCAACATATCCAGCAGCTAAATTACAATTTGAACAAACCCAGCCACGGAAAATATCTGTATTTGGATAGTGGTCACATATCCATTTCTCAGGAACTTTACCACAACATTCACAAGTAAGTGGTTTTTCTGGTGCGCTCTTTTTAGCCTCTCTCAAACCCTTTTGATAAGCACTAAAGCAATCCTTACATTTTGAATATGCTTTACCTCTATTTAAAAAGAAGTCATCAATATTTTTTAGCTTATTACAAATACGACAAGCTTTAGTGTCTTTATCTTCTTGAATCTGTTCAATAAAATCTGCTGCATTAGAATCACTAATGTTTTCGCTAGACGAATCATCATCGAATAAAAATAATTGTGACATAATTTAGATAAAGACCCCCGAAAGTGTGCATAGTTTAGAGGCATCGGGGATTTGCTTTATCATTTTAAATCAAGACTTTCTTTTGAAATTTAGCTTACTAGAAGTAACGCCATATCTTGTTTCACCATTTCTTCCTGTTGATGTTATAATATTAAAACCCTGTGACTTAAGCATAGGTTTAATATCACTAATAGTTGCCCTTAGATTACCAACATTGAAAAGATTATAAGCACTATCTTGGCTTAGTGTCTTTCCTTTTGTTAGATACGTCATAACTTTTTCTTGCTTCGTCAGAACAGTAGTAGTTGCCATAAGTCTTTATCCTTTTAAAAAAGTTTGTGATATGAATTTACTACAAAAGCGGCTATCACACAACCATCCTTTGATTTATACTAATAAAAGAGAACATAGAGTCAAGAATCACAATCATTTTCTTTACCACTTGACGAAATATATTCATCCAGAGTTACTTCTAGCGTTTCTAGTTTTTTACGCATTTCATCACATTTCCTACATAATTCAGTTTCTATATATTCTTTGATTGTATCTATTTCTAGTCTTAAGTTTACAATATAATTATTCATGATTGGTATGCTGTGGATTATTTTTATTAGGAAGCCAAAAGACCATTTCGTTGGAATTATTATCCCAAGCACATTCTATCTTACCGCTTGCTGCTAGTTTAGCAATACCAACACCATATAGCCAATCTCTAATATCATCAAAGATATTATCAAAGATGTCTTCATCAATAATATAGTCATTGTTCTCATCTAAGCCAAGACTCTGAGAGCGTATCATATTGATGATTTGTTCATTAGAAATAAACTCATCAAGATTCTCTGTATATGTTTCGCTAAAAGAGTCTGCCGCAGCTTTTCTCATTGAGTCAGCAAACCCACGAAGATCTACTATGCTATATGTGTTTCCCATCTTTATGCTCCAATTAAATAAATTTCTTAAGACTTTGGCTGCTTGGTTCTATTTTAGCACGCTCTATCAGATTGTCAATAGTGTTCTGTAAACTATAGTCTCCTCTATCTAACCATTTCTTATCTTCGTAAAGAGCGGTTGTAATTTGGGGCAGGTAGAACTGGATAGCTCGCTCAAATTCTTCTGGGAAATATGTTTTAAGAATACGTTCGATATGGTAGAGACTATCTACTATTTTGTCTCTATTATCAAGGAGACTATTGATATTATCTTTTTGCTCTTGAGTAAGAGACATTACGCCTCCACCTTTTGTTTGAGTTTCATGAGCTTGTGCTTGATCTTCCAAACATGGGTTTCTTTGTTCTGAATGTCTGGCCCCATATAGATATGACAGAAGCCTTGGTGCTTGTCTAGCCCCCATGCTTTAATTCCATGCTGGTCGATACCCTCGACAACAAAACGACCCCTATAACCCATCGGAATGAAGTCTCCACCCCTTGCAAAGTATGGGCCAGAAGAAACTTTTATACGATCACCTTTAACTAAATCTTTCCAGTTAAAATCTCTAATAATTTTAGTATTTTTTGCTTCTTTGCTCTTTGGTTTAAAAGAAAACATTTCTCCGCACTCTTTACAAATATATGAACGGGGGCCATTTTTTTCAGAACCGCAGCGATCACATTTTTTATAGCCTTTTGGCATGGTTGGTGTATTCCTGTATATGCGTGAAGATGACTGAGATACTCTCTCAGTATAACTGATATATCGGTCTTGTCAAGAGCCAAACTTTAGAAAAAAGGATAGTGAAGATGCCAGCAAAAAGACAAAAATTTGAAAAACAAGAATTGCATGAACTATATGTTGAACAAAATTTATCTATGTTTGAAATATCACAAATAAAAAATTGTTCTGAAAGTTTTATAAAAACAAATTTAGATTATTATAATATACCCATAAAAAGTTGTTCAGATTATGTTAGATTGACGCTTGGTAAAATAGAACTGATTCAAGAATACGTAAAAAACAATAAATCAATACAAAAAATAGCACAAGACTATAATACGGGCTATACGAATATTCAAACACTACTCAAAAAATATAAAATACAAAAAAGAGAATGTCATAAATTTAAACGAGGTCAAGATAATCCATTGTGGAAAGGTGGTGAAATTATTCCAGCAAGTTTACATTATGACTATAAACACGGAGCAAAAAGAAGAAATTTATTATTTGATATAACTATTCAAGATATGGAGGAACAATATATCAAACAAGATGGTGTCTGTGCTATATCTGGTATTAAATTAAATATTTCTGCTTCTAGGAACAAAACAAAAGAATCTACAGCGTCATTAGATAGAATAGATAGTTCAAAGCCTTATATCAAAGAAAATATACAGTGGGTACATAAAACAATTCAACAAATGAAATGGAACATACAGCAAAATGAATTTATAGAATGGTGTAAAATTATTGCTAAAAATAATTAGATGATATCCACATAATTTATTTTAATGTGACCATTTTTAATTGAAATATATGAGCATGGATGATCTGTCCAACATCCACTATTATAGTAGTTAGTTGATCCAGAAACATCGGTAGTAGCTAAATGAGTATGACCACAAATTATTGAGTCACACTTTTTTAAGGAGCAATATAATTTGGCTCTTTCGCAAACTTCCTGAGAACATCTTAAAAAGGTTTTACTTCTGCGTTTAGCAAGATTACTATAGTATACTCCAGCGTATATCTGTAACCACCGATAAATGCAGTCAGCTATTTTAGTTAGTCTAGGATATTTAGAAATAACATTATCAAAAATATCACCATGTAGAATTAGAATCTTTTCATCTCCGCTGATAAAACTATACTCATTCATAAAATCAACACCAATCAAATGGCTTACCATATCGGCAGGCCCATCATGGTTGCCACTAATCCAGATAACTTTAATAATGTCAGATATTTTACGGATTTGAGATAGTATCTTCCAGTGGTCTTTTTTAAGTTTGCGAAAATCCCAACTATCAAACAAATCCCCATTAATTATCAAAGTATCAGTATCAGTCTCTCCAAGTTCAATCCTAGATAGAAAAGATGCTAGAGTTTTAGCCTGACAAACATTACTCCCTAAATGAATATCGCTAATAACTATAGCGTCAAAAGTCATACAACATACCCCTCTTTTTCTGCCTCACTATCACAAAGAGTTTTAATCCACGCAGGAATAGGTTCTCCATCGTCATCTTTCCTTTGTTTGCGAACTTTTCCTTTTTCTCCGGTTACTTCACAAGTAATATAGCTCATACTTTCTGCCATTTCTATTGCTCCTTTGATAAAATCATCAGCAGCGTAAGCATAAGCTCTTAGTCCTCCAAACTTTTCTTTAATTTGTTGCCAACAAAATAGGTCTAGAGGCTCATTGAGTTTTTTCTTACGAACAAGATGAGTATCCACAATATAACAAAGTCTAGACAGAATTTCATACCAACCATCATCACACTCTAAGTATTTGAGATTCTTAAACTGCTCTGGGTATTGTTTTATTAATTTATCCGTTAGCTCAGGACTCATTGTAGTTCACCTTGTGTATAATGCGCGTTCCTAGATGACCATTGCTCAATTCACTATCATCTTTCATGGATTCACTACAAATTCTTTCAAATTCTTTACGATCAATCTTTCGACCATCAATAATATTTTCGTCTAAATATTTTTGCGTTAGATATTCTGGATGATCAATCAGTACGGTATCATAAGCGTGTTCAAGATTTTTTGCTTCAATAATATACTTATGACGAAACAAAGAAACTGTACTAACTTCAAAAAGAGGCATAATAATCTCCTGGATATTGGACTGAATTGACTTGTAGTATATCCTACTTATCGGGTATTGTCAAGTGGTAACTTGAGAAGTTTTGACATAAATTCTATTCTTAAATCATCTACACTTCTATCCTTAAAGAGTTCAGGATATTTATTTCTAATTAATCCCATATTACTGTGCGCTAAATGAATAACTAACGACTGAGAATTATCTTGATTGTATTCATAAAAATTACAAAATTTTGGTCTTTCTCTAGAGAAATAACACCAATTCGTTTTCATAAGTTCTGACTTATTGTGTACAAAAAATTCTTGATCATGATAGCACGGTGTAATTTTTTTGTTTATCAAATTATCAATATTCTCAAGAGACATACTGATCATTGCTTCGCACAGTATTTGCATCTCTGATGGTCGTCCACTACCAAAACAAGGACAACATTCATCCATAAGATGTAATTTATCTATTGGTTGTTCTGGTAAAAAGCCATTATTTATTATATCATAATCACTGAAGTAAAATTTTTCTTCATTTTTAGTTGCATAAGCTAACCATCTTTTATAGCAAGACATGCCGTAGTTGGTTATTGGCTTATTAATAATGCTTAAATGTATTTCTTGCATTTTTTCTATAAACTCATCATAGAACACATTTTTTTGTGCATCTATTTCTGATAGAACTATAGCATCAAAACCATATTTCTCCCAACTATGCTTCCATAACTCTAGAATTTCTGTTTGTCTAGGAACATTTATATCTTCATTTTACTGTTCCTATTCTTTAGCGTTAAAAAGTTTTTTTAGTTCTTTGAAACTCCACGGTTGTCCGAATGGTTTATTATAGTTAACTGTATTATCTACACCAACGTCTAGAGTTTTTCTGTTAGATAGTCTATCTTCATGATCTAGTTTAGAATGAACATGACCAAATAGCATCCAGCTACCCTTATGACTAGCGGGCCAAGAGCGATGAGGATAATGACTAAGATATATTCTTTGATTACAATATATGATCTCTTTCACTTCCTGTATGCTACTAAATCCATTCATATTGGCAGCATTACTATCAATAAAGTCTGTTCTTTTATCATGATTACCAAGTATAAGATGAACATCTTGACAAAGTATTCTTAGTCTATATTCTATAGGTTTTTTACCCTTAAAACAAAAATCCCCCAGAATGTACAGAGTATCGTCCTGTCCAACAACTTCATTGATGTTGTCAAATATTACTTGATCCATTATATGGACATTATCAAATTGACGATTACAATGCTTGATTATATTGTAATGTCCAAAATGAGTGTCGCTAGTAAAATATATCATATTTACTTATTATCTGGATTCCAATTGATTTCCAGTAATTCAGTTGTGTTTTTTATTTTATCGTCATCATAATAACAATCACTATCAGTTCCTGTAATCTGTTGATATTTTTCGGGCCAAACTCCATGAAGAATATTCATTAGACTTTGACCACGCCTCCAATTAAATTGATTGCTTGTCTGATCAACCAGTTTAATAAAGTCATTGTATATCATTTGATTCATTTTCTTTCCATAGGTCATGATCAATCATTGGAACATTATCAGAATTAAATAACATTTTTCTTTCTTCACGCAAACCACCTATTTCTTTTCTTTGAATTCTTATTTCATTTTTAAGGGATTCTATCAAATAGTTTTGATGCTGAACAGTTTTTTCAAGCCTATTAATATAAGTATCTATATCAAAATATGGATCTGATTTGTCTATTGATGTCATAATTTTATTCCAATTCATTCTGAGTATATTCTTTGATAGTCCATCCTAGGTCTAATAAATCTGATCGGATTTCATCCGTAACAAAACTCTCTCCAACATATCCATCATGATGACTGCCTATTCCAGAACAATACCAATCAATATAACTCTCACCCACATCTCGTATGTCTGCTAAAATACCTCCAGCATATCTCCAAGAACAACTCCATTCTTCATCATCCTTATAGAATAAATTGTTGCACATAGAGGCATAAAGATTTTGGCTGTAAGATTCGCTACTTGAACATTTATCTGTAATATAATCTGATTTGATAAGATCATGTTCTAGATTAACTTTTTTCATGACCACAACTCCTTACGGATTTTAATTAATTCAATAAGCATTTTTGTATCTTCTTTTTCATAGTCTGCTTCAATTTTTTCAAGTTTTTTGAAGTCATACAATTCTTTTCTTGTTATCTTGCCACCCATCAAATTGTCTTCTTTATTTTTATCCCAATTTAATCCAGCAACAACCATTGGTTCTGGTCGATTAGGGCGATCTTTCCACCACAGATAAAGTTTTCTTATTTTTTGTGCATTAATTGCTTGGTGAGTTGGTTTTCCATATTTAGGATCTTTTTTATCTACTCCCCAATCCTTATTATACTTTAAGTCACAAGCCCATTTGAGATGATCTAATCCTGCCTGTTCACATCGTCCTTTAATAAATTTATATTTACGCTCAGGATATGCTTTCATAGTATAAGCCAGTTCAACCTCAACATAAATAACTAATTCATTAAAAATTCCATGAAGAATTCTGTAGTCAAACTCATAATAATGACCTGGCTTTAATCCAGTTTTTAAATAGTGAAGTTTATCTATCCAACGATTACCTATATAGTATTTTATCTCACTGTAAATATCCGCAGGAAGCATGATCAAATCCTGTAGTTTATTCAAAACCTCTTCTGCCAACCAAAATCGTATTGGTCTTTTCTTTTTTTGTTCTTTTTTCCACTCGTCCCATTTACCCCACTCTAAAGCATACGGTTTCTTTTCTCCACGAATAAAGTCCGCAAACTTGGAACAATTCCAGTAATTTACTCTTGACCTTGGTCTGAACCACATATTAACACCGTTCTTTAAAGTTCAATATATTTTAGTATGGTCAATATTCTTCGTGCTAATGCGGCACCACCAACAATTCTGCCATCATTATAATCTTCTCCGTATCCAGAGGTAGACTCATGATTTTTTTGATCTTGAATCTTTCGATTGCATAATTTGATAATTTCAAGAATATTGGCTTTTTCTATTTCATTCATATGAATAACTTTCCCGTCACAAAATAGGTTCCTTAGTCTCTGCATCAAGAACAGGATTATCAAAAGATTCCACTAGTCTTTGTAGGGTAACTTTTAGATCTTCCAAACTTTCTTCCATAATTCTAATAGGTTCTTCTGTCCAGCCTTTTATTTTTCCATCTTCATCATAATAAACTTCATGGATAGCATAATAAATACTATCATCCATGTTAGCTATTGGGTCAATATGTCTAATTATTCTATGATTCCACATGATTAACTCCTTGTATTAAAGCAGAATTGGTTTTGGTCATTTACGAAAACTTTTCTGCAAACAAAACCTACGGCTGTTGATTATGGGGATACCCGCGACCCCAACCTTTCGGCATCAACTATTTATAGTATACGTCTCCAACTCATTAAGGCAAGTAAAATTCGTTCGACCATAGGTTATACTGCGTGACTGATGCCAGTGTCCAAAAAACCAATACTCAGGCTCATGAATATTTAATAACTCTTGCAAAGCCCACCCTGTTGTATTTTCATATACTCTTTGATTTGGTTTCAGCATCATAGCAGCAATATTTTGTGGACATTCATGAGTGATAACAATTCTAGGCTTATTTTGTCTATAAAGCTCTCTAGCCTCCATAAACTGATCAATGCTAACTTGCTCTTGCTCCCACCAATCTATCCCTATTGTTCTATATTGACGATCAATACTATATGCTCCACGATAATAGAAAAACTCTATTCTATTAAGAGAAGTATATCCGTAATCACCCAAAAAATGAGAATGGTTATAGCAATCGTTGTAATTATCATGATTTCCCGGTAAGATTAAATGTTTAGTAGAATCAACACTCTTCAATGTATCATAGTTAAATCCAAAGTCCCCCAACTGTAATGTGTATGGGTGACGATCTTTTTCTCTGATAATTTCATGGTAACGTCTATATTTACCATGAACATCGCCAATAATTGTTATACTCATTATAGATCAATATTAATTTGTTGTTCACTAAGAAGTCTATAGAATTCTGTACGAATTTTATCTAAAGCATCTCCAGCGTCCTGAAAATCATTAGAATATTTCTGCCATGATCGAAGTTGTTGACTAAAATCCCATAAGAAAGAATGAATCCTAGTTGACTGACTCATAATCTCATATTCATGTTGATCTTCTGGTAAATTAAATTCAAAGATTGCTTTCATAATATAATTCTCTTTAATAGATAATAATGTATGGGGATTGAAGTTATCTCACCCCACCATTATTAACAACAATTTCTTACTTTACTACAGTGTTACATTTGCCACTATTACAAAAACTCTTGGTTACTATTCTTGAACGAACGGTATTATTCCTATTATCAATTACTGACCTTGTTGTTGAAGAACTGTTACTAGTTAGTTCGTGACTAGTAACTACATATCCGTTTCGGAGAATACCCCGGCGACGAATATTACAATCTTTACAAACAGGATTGGTTGTCTCGTTATCAACAACCACAACACTAATAGGTTCCGCTAGAGTTGGCTCTCCACCAAAACAAGTTGTAGTAAACCCTAGAATAAAAAGTGATAGAATACTATATTTCATAATTTCTCCTTAAATAATTTAGATTAACGATATCGACGGCAACAAAACCATCGACCATTACTTCCTTGTGCATACCCAACATCAACTGTTGTTAGTCTGGTATCATTTGCAAAACAGCAATTGCTATAAGCCTGCTCTCTGCTATACCCACTACCACAACCTTCATATCCGCTGTTACCTCCAAAATGTCCAACATAATTTTTAGACGCCATAGTATTAGCAACACCCTGAGCAGTAGAGTTATCTACATTGGTAGTGTAGGATGTGTTATTACTAGTAGTATAATTATATGTTCTTTTACGAGGAGCAGCCTCACAAATAGTAGCTAAAGACACAATCAACAATATAAAAAATAAAATCCTTTTCATTTTATACCTTTCTTAAAAAGTTAGTCATGACAATACAATTCCACAGTTACAGTTCTATTTGTATATTTCTTGAGCGTTTATGAGCAATACTGGTTTTTCCTTGTTTGTATCATCGGAGATCATCCATGTATCACAAAAATGTTCATCTCCAGTCTCAGCATCGTGAATTATGACAGGGGCACTCCAATCAAATTTTCCTAGATTTCTAAAATCATGAGCTTGATCATGAAGGAAATTATAAAGATCAAGCCATGTCATATTTTGTATTGGTCTAGACATTATTTCTCCTTGATTATCTTGCACGACGATTTGCTCTGTCAAGTATACGAATAGTTTCTTTAGCATTACTAGGAACCATCACTAAACTTGGTGCGGTCTTATGTCCCCAATCCATAAAGCCTACAGCCTTTTTCTCTGCTGAACATTCCTTACAAAGTATATTTCTATTTGTTTCAACAAGAAACTCATACCTCTCAACACCAACGCAATTTTTGCAATAAATACAGTTCATCGTGTCTCCAAAGAATAGGCTGGCAACACCTTATTTATACCATAGCTATCGGCATTGTCAAGGAGGGACTTGAAAAATTAGTGATGCTTCTTTTTCTTTTTAAGATTTTTATCTAGACGATCTAAATATAGATCTTGATGAATCTTTTCACTATTTTCTTTTCCTTTACGGCTCTTTTTATGTTTTTTATCTTCTACTAATTTAATTTTAATAGTTTTTATTCCAGAGTACATCATAAAAAGAGGAACAAATAAAATAATTAATAGTACAAGATACGAAAAATAAGATAATATCTTACCCAAGAATCCTAAAAATATAAGAAAATAATATGAAAATGGAGATTCTCTCCGAAAATATTCCATCCAGTCTGGATCGTACATATTACTTAAACAGTCCCATAATTCTGTCTATAATACTTGGAAATCTAAATTCTTGATTATTAATACTATAGATATTCTCAGCTTTGGTTTTCTTAGTCTTTTTTGGGGTTGGCTTCTTATTAATTTTCATTCTATGCTCCTAAGTAGTTCAATCTTAATGGTTTTAGTGGGACAAACAAAGTTTCCACTATCATCACTATAGTAAACTTTATTAAGTCCAACTGCAATTAATAGTTTGGAACAATTAACACAAGGCTTGCTTCCCAGAATTAATCCCTGTCTGTTAATTCGTAAGACACATATGCTCCAATTAGGATCAATGGCGTTATAGCGATCAAGTAATTTAGAAATAAGATGAGATTCAGCGTGAGCATAGGGGTACTCTATATATTTAGGAAGATTAAATTGTTCACCAATACGGTGTGCTTTAGCATTTGTTTTAATTGGGTTGTTTTTACTGAAACAAATCATCTTGTTCCCATTAAAGGCGGCAGAGTAATGATAAACTCTAATAGCACGACAAGGTTTCCAATTACGGTATGATTTTCTAATAGTTGTGTCAATAATCTTATTAAGGTTTGCCATTTGGTGTAATATAATCAAGGGTATGTGAGAGATATCCAATTTACAATATAATAATCAGAAAACGCTCTTTCTGCAATTACTCTCACTAATTGTGGTTTGGGCGTTTTTTGTTTGGCTTTACGATGAATTATATCAAAACTTGCACTGACTGTCAAATAGAGTTTCCTGCGACAACAGAATTTTTTCATAAATGTTCTAGTCGAGGCAAATATGGAGTTAAAGCAGTTTGTAAAAAATGTTCTGCAATTAAAAAGAAAAAATTATATGACAATTTAACTGAAGACCAAAAACAAATACGTAAGAAAAAAGCATTAGAAAGATATTATTTGGATAGAGAATATTATTTATCAAAACAAAAAGAATGGCACTATAGTAATAGAGAAAAAAGAACGAAACAACTTAGAGAATATAGCTATAAAAATAGAGAACATAGAAATCAATACTTAAAAAAGAAAAAAGAACAAGACCCACAATTTCGTATAAGAAAAAATATTAGAGATAGAATGAGAGCAGCGATGTGTGGGAGAACTAAAAGTAAACATACGATGGAATTACTTGGATGTACTATTGAAGAACTCAAACTTCATTTAGAAAAACAGTTTATCAAAGGAATGACTTGGTATAATTATGGAAAAAGAGGCTGGCATATTGATCACATATTACCATGTGCTAGTTTTGATTTAACTGACACAGAACAGCAAAAGAAATGTTTTAATTATACTAACTTACAGCCGTTATGGGCTGAAGATAATTATAAAAAAAGAGACAAAATTTTATAACATACATATTAATTGTTTTGTTTATTATCTTCACGATTAGTTTTATCCAAGTCGGACTCGACATACACATCATCATTGTCTTGACCAGAAATATTCCATTCTGGCTTATCTAGTGGTGGTAGTCTGTATTTGGGTGGTTCTTTTGGGGTTGGAGTTTCTGGACTAAGTTTAATTCTAATTGGTTCTTTCATAAAATCTCCTACTTAGAAGCTAACATATATAACCCAACATTTGCAAATGCGTAACCTAAATATGTAATAAACATACCGTAGTTATTATGGTACAAGCCCTGTTCCAAGGCCACCCATATGTAGACCAAGCCAGTAAACAGAATTAGGTAGTGACTCATTGTTAGCTCTTATTAAGAGGAATATACCGAACGCCATCAGGCGATATCTCTTCTTTACCAACAGTAATTTTAGGGTCATTTTTAGCTAATTCAATAAATTTTGCTACGTTAATAGCATCAGAAACAATAATTGCTCCAATTTGGCTCATAAAAGCTAATCCTTTTGTTCAATGGTGATTTTCATGAAATTAGGTGTACTCTTTATTATAACCCAAGCTCTTAGGAGTGTCAAGATGCACACAAAACAATGCTCTATATGTTCTGAAGAAAAAGAATTAGATCAGTTTAACGAAAGAAGATGTAATCAATGTAGAGATTGCGAAAAAAAATGGAAATCAGAATGGTATAAAAAAAATAAAAAAAAGATAGCAAAAAAAACAAAAACATACAGAAAAAAGAATATAGTTAATATAAAAACACGAAAAAGAGAATACTATCTAGAAAATAAAGAACATATAAACCAGAAAAATAAACTCTATGAGATCAAAAATAAAGAAAAAATGGTAAAATACAGAAAAAGTTATTATATTAAAAACAAAACACTGATACATGAGAAGCAGAGTCTTTATCTTTCAAATAATATACAAGCAAGAATTAAACATAATTTAAGGATAAGAACTCGTCATGTATTAAAGGGCAAAATAAAATCTGGAACCACTATCGACTTGTTAGGTTGTCAACCAGAATTTCTGATTTCATATATAGAAAAACAATTTAAAGAAGGTATGACTTGGGATAATTACGGCAGAAGGGGGTGGCATATAGACCACATACTACCTTGTGCTAGTTTTGATTTAAACGATCCAGAACAACAAAAAAGATGTTTCCATTATACTAACTTGCAACCTTTGTGGGCTGAAGATAATTTGCGTAAATCTGATAAGATTCTATAAATTTAGCAATCGTTTTGTCCTTGAGCTTATATTCATAATCTATATCTATTTCACGCGAAAACAACTCATCATGAACATCATATACATGATCACTATGTGCTTTATCTAGAGCATGATCTCTCCCATTGCTGAAATGAAACAAGGGCTTAGAATCGCCCCAAGTATCAAAACAGCTTTGTGCAGCATCGTCTGCTGTTAGGTTTTCTGGATTATTAAGTCTAAAATGATGTGAATCGTATGTAATAGGAATATTAGTAATTGGATGAAATATATCAATAAGTTTAGCTACGCTCCATGCGGCCTGCCGATCATCATTCTCCACCACCAATCTAGCTTGACAATTCTCGTCAAGACGATGGAAATTTTTAAGAAATCTATGACTGATTTCCTCTCTTGTACCATCTTTACTATTTTGGATATGTATATTTATAGGAGTATCATGATCTGCACTAAGACCAAAACGATCCATAAGGCTACTCATAAGATTCAATTCTGTAATAGTTTTTCCAACAACTTTTTCATCTGGAGATGCCAACACATTAAACTGGTCAGGATGTGCAGATATTCTTACATTTGTAGATTTAATAGTTTCTTCAATTTCGTCAAATACATCTTGAATATCATCGTGATTAGGCAGGTCTGTTAGGTCTACACTAGCTTTATCGTAGCTAATTAGTGGCATCATATCACTGCTAAGACGATAGCACCAGTTATTTTCGGAACACAACTTAATAATTTCATTAGTGGTAATCATATTATTGTAAATACGATCACCTAGAATACTCAACGCTTCTTCTCTAGGCAAACTAGAAAATCTTTTGAATGTCATAGTGTTGAACTTCACGGGAGGATCACGCTCTTGAAGTGTCAGAGAAATGCAACAGAGGCCCGGTTTAATCATAAAGTCTCCTGTGTCGTGTCAGTATAACTGAGTATCGTCGCTTTGTCAATCGACACTTTAGAATTATTCGTATTCAGCCAGCAGTGCTTGTCTCATAGGCTCAGTTAAATTATTCTTGTCTAAATAAAAAGACAGATTATTATTAAAAGTATTAGGCATATGTTCTAATAGCTCTGGTGAATATATTGGGGTTTTTGGTCTCATTCTCAACTCTCTGTTTAAATGATAGCTCCATAAATAAGCATTAGCAGCACGAATATATTTGTCAACATCAAAATCTTCAATAGGACAATTTTTTACTAATTTAAGAACTCTTTTTTCACAATCATGTTCTATTTCTAATATGTCATGCAAGCTTTGATCTAATTGATCTTCACTAATTTTACAGTCTTTAATAAAAGCACTGGCAACCAAAGAGGGATAACTAATCCAATCAAAAAGAACATCATAAGTAGCCATGCTTCTATTCCACAACTTACGATCATCTCTCCATTGTAAGAAATGACAATATTCATGAAGAATAATCTCAAAACTCATATGGTGCTTCATGGCAATGGCAAATTCTCTTTTATTTTCTTCATCGTCAATCCAGCACCATCCACCACAAGCGTCTGCTAATTGTTCTTCATTGTATAAAAGTATAGAAAATCCATAATCTAATAATTCTCTAACTATTTTAATTGTAAGATTAGATTTAGTTTCCATAATCACACAATATTACCTTCTTCATCGACAACAGAATATATCTTTATGATTTTAAGATCTGGCTCGAAATGTTTATGAAATTTTTCTATTGCAGATTCTCTTGAAACTGTCATAAAAGCCCGATGAAGAATGAGGTATTGACCACCGTTTCTTTGTTGTAACTGTCCTGTAACTACAAATTCTTTAACCATTCCTTTTTTCCTCTAGAATAAAGTAAATTACTGCCCAATAGTATAGAATACAGGCAATACAATATATAAAAAGAAAGTCACTCATTGAGACCATCCTAATGCTTCTGATACTGTGGGGGATTTTGTGTAAATTCTTGAAAACCGGTGTATTAATTAATAAGGAGCAAACAATGTCTAAAAAAATATGTAGTACATGTAATAAAAGAAAGTTTTTTTCTAATTTTTATCAAAAAAAAGGCGGAGCTTTTGGATTAGATGCTAAATGCAAAAGTTGTGTCGCCATGTATCATAAACAACATTTTCAAAAAAACAAGTCGGAAATTTTGTTAAAAAGAAAAAGTTATATGATGGAATACAGAGAATCAAATAAAGACAAAATCTCAGAGTATAATCAAAATTATTATGAGCAAAACAAAGAAGAAATACTAAAATATAAAAGCTCAAAACCCTATCGTAAACACTCAAGGTATTATGAAAAACAGAAAAGAAAAAATGACATGTCATTTAGAATAACAGGTAGTCTTAGAAGCAGATTAAATCTGGCTATAAGAAAGAATAAAAAGCACGGAACAACTATGGAATTGATAGGTTGTAGTATTGATGATTTGAAAGAGTATCTATCTAAATTATTTCAAAAAGGAATGAGCTGGGAAAACTATGGTAAAAATGGTTGGCATATAGATCATATAAAACCATGTGCTAGTTTTGATTTAACAAAACCAGAACAACAAAAATTATGTTTTCATTATAGTAATTTACAGCCATTATGGGCAATAGACAATATTAAAAAGTCCAATAAGAATATTAAATAGTCCATTCGTTTTCATAACCCCCAAGAGCTTCACTTATAGTTGGAAACTGTTCACAAAAAATCTTTTTACATTCTTTGGCAATGTCTATGTGTTCTTTTTGTGTACCGCTTTTTTCTCTTAGAGATATATACGTCATCCATGATCTAGGATTTCCTGTCATATATAGCCTAGTAGGAGTTGCTAATGGTAATATAAATCTAGCACATTCTTTAGCAACTCCGTCTGCTACCATCCCATCATAAATAGCTTTGGATTTGGCTAAGTGTTCACGAATTTTAGAATTCCATTTACATCTAATTTCATCAGATATGTCATCAATGCTATTTTGACGATTCTTATTGTCTTGTCTCCTGAGTTCAAAAACAGGAATGTCTTCTGCCAATAATGTAGTATCTGCATATCTTTGAGAAAACTCCTGAAAATTAAAACTTCTATGCCTCAGAATTTGGGCAGCTAATCCTCTTGTAGTATTGATTTCTAAAGTTAATATTGCATGTTCAAAAATAGATATATGTTTATGCGTAATACAATACTTTAAAAGGTTGGCTATATTTTCATTCTCTTGTCCTTTTGGATTTGATACCCTAGCACAATATGCCATTAGTTTTTCTGCGTCAGGTGTTACACTGATTAATTTTACGCTCATATTTGATCCTCTGTATATAGTATTTCAAATTCTTCTAATGGACATACTTCCATATCCCAATTACCTTTTCTTAATCCAAATCCCAAGATAATTCCACTTTTTTCCCAATCTTTAGCATAATCTTCGTGAGATATTCTTTTTATCGGTTGTCCATAAGTATTAACGCTCCCATCAAAAACTTCTGTACCAGCATCAAACCATTCATCTTTCTTTGAAATAAGCTTAACGTATTTCATTATTATTCCAATAGCTAATCATCTTATTCCATACTGGAGTAAAGAAGTATACTGCAATAAAACTAACGATACCACTCACAGAAGCATTAATTATACCTCCAAGAGTTAGTGCTGACACTATTGGTATCATCTGTGTTTTAGCTTCTTCTTTATTTTCCATTGTAATTATTCTTTTGATTCTTTGAATTCATAAAAATATTCTTCCTCTTCTGATTTACTTATCCATCTACTGCCAGTATTTTCACAACTAAACTCTTTGCTAAAAACTTTCCAGTCTGGTTTCTCAGCAAATGTTTTGCTGATAAAACTTCCTCCATCCATCCATAATACTCTATTGTTGGGTTGTATAAAAAATTGTCCACCTTCGCCTAAGAACACATGACCACATTTATGACCAGCAGCCATTTCTCCGTAACCAGATTTATACTGTGGGCCAAAACACCAGTCTAAAGTAAACAAGTATTTTGATTTATGCAACGAATGATCCTTTAGCATTATTTTAGCTGCTTTGTTTTTTGTATATTCATTAATATTGCAAGACAGGTAGTAGCTCATACTGTCCCATAATTGTATCCAGTCTAATGGATATTCACTACCTCCTTCGCCACTACCTCTTAAATATTGTATTGGAACTCTAGCGTGTTGACTTCCATATTCTGTCATAACAGAAAACATACCGCATCTTTGCGGAATACTAGTAAAACTAAAAACCTCAACTACTATTCTTTCGTTTTTTACATTGGGTAGTTCATCATGTAAAAAACCTGTGTCAAGAAAACACCAAAATGTAGGAATGTCTATATTTAAGTAATTACTCAAGGTACTGTTCTTTCTGATGGGATGTTTGGTTCTTGTAAATTCCACATAGGATTAGCACCAAAGTATATTTCATGACTGTCTACATGAATACATTCTCTGGTTGAGAACAAGTCTACTACCCAAATAGTGTTGATGTCTGGGCCATAATCTATAACCAGTCTAGCAAAACCTTCTCCTTTTGGAGTAAAAACACTGATAGGGGGATTTAATTGCAAAATATACATTAATAATTACTCACTGTAAATTTGATATCGGCTTTTGATTCTTTGCACTTAGTTTGGTGTTCAACCCACTTGTTATCTGTCAAATGATTAAAGATTGCTGTGGCTACTTTACTAACGCTAGTTGCAGTACCAGATATAGAAATATCGCTAATTTTTGACCAAAGATATTTGTGAGTATCGTCCTCGTTCTTTTCTTTAATAATAGAGTAGCCTTTTTCTTTTGCCCAGCGTTTTATTTCATTAATTGTCATTATTTGTAGTCATTTTCTTTAGTAGAGTTAACTCCTGCGTTGAAGTATGTGAAAACTTTACCTAGTTCGTCTAGCGATAAATAATATAGGTCTTGTGTTGATGTCATATAATTATTTTTTACCCAGTTACTAAATAAACGCTCTGAATCTGCCATTCTTTCAATACCAATGTATAAAAATTGATATTCAACATTTTGAAAAAGATCTCCAAATTCATTTCTAATATCCAAAAATACTTGTGTGATCATTCCTTCATAATATTTAATAGAGTAATTTTCTATACGATATTTTCTGTTCAGTATATCGTACACAAATACCCCAACTTTAATTTGATCTATTTGATTTGGTTTCATTGTAATAACTATTATAAAGCTTATTAATTTTATGAGCAATGGTTGGATCTAAATTTTCTTTGATAAAATCATCATCGTTGTCTGTAGTATAAGCTTGAATCTCATCATTTAGTACATCATTACAATAGCCTTTGTCAAGTAAGTATTTTTTAATTTTATTGAGTTTTTTGTCATATTTTTGACAAACAATATCTATATTCTTTCTATAAGATTTACTGTACGCATAAAGAGCATGAGATAATTCATGTCTTATTGTAGATTCGTCGTTTGCACCAATAATATAGAAATCATCGTTTCTATATCTAAATAGAGATATTAATTCGTTTTCTTCTTTTGTTAGTGGATCAAATAACCCATTGATAAAAGGTTCTAATACATAACTTGGGAAATTAAATCCCTCCCAATCTCTGTGGTATGTATCAGCACCATAGGTTATACTGTACCAATGTTTTAATTGACCAAGGGTGAAGATAGTATTTTTAAATTTTGGACTCTCATAAAATTCTTGGAATCTAATAAATGTTTTACATAAAGACTCTTGTGAATCTGTTTGTAGTAGTACGGTATTAAACTTTAGTTGTTTTATCTTCTTGAATAGCATTAAATATTTTATTATAAGAGTGTTGAGCATCTTCTAGGGAAGATACTAGTCTAAACATTTCTACATTTTGAGTAAGCGTTAAATCGAGTATACTATCCAGATTTTCTACAATACATCTGATAACATTGCTAGTGCCATTTTCCTGTAAAAACTTTTTAATCTTTTCTTTTTGTTCTAGATATAGGGTTTCTTTTTTTAAGAAACTTTTATTCGCATCAGATTGTATCATTCGGTTAGTCCAGAGGGGTTTAATTAGTATGCTATGGGTCTATAAACCCAATAAATAACGGGTTGTTGAACTACAATTCTTTGTCTACAAAAAATACTATACTTTTCATAAACAACTGGTTGATTAATATAAACCGGAACCCAATTGTATACAATAACTGGTGACGGTCTAATGGTTGTTACTATAGTTTGCTGTGTCTCCATCAATACTGGTGCTTGATAGTTAGCTACTGGAGCATTGGGGACGTATGGTATCCACTCATTTGGATTGGCATATAATGAGTGTTGAAGAAAAAACAGGCAGCTAAGAGCAGTAAAAAATATTTTCATTATAAGATCCTTTATTGGTTTTGGTCAGAAAAACTATTGACAATAATTTCTATAAGAATAAGACATGCAAGAAATATCCATATTTTTATTAACATTAGATATTATATCTAATCTTGATAAGATCAATAGTTTGCCTAGCAGTAAACTGTATAGTATTGCCTCCCCAATAATATCTAGTAATAAAGTCCACAAGCATCTCAGATATGTCCGAATCTGCTAGAATTTTACTATAGCTTGGCTTATACTCCATAGTAATGTAAGAGTAAACACCCATATAGAAAGAGTGAGCGTCAGTAAGTACGGCTTTTCTCTTCATGGATTAATTCTCAGCATTGCGATTATTTTATTAGCAGTATGCTCTACAGTATCTTCTTGTCTCATTGAGGATTTAACAATTTTATCAACAACAGACTTATTATTATTAATCTGAACTGTTTTAAGCATATTCTTACCATACTGAGTATTAATATACTCGAAAACCTGATCAATAAATGGACTTGTAATATTCACAAAATCTCCTTATAATTATCTAACCTAAAATTTCAAACAATTCATCAGCCAAAATATCCAATACGATACGTTAGTATATCAAATCATATCGGCATTGTCAAGCCAAAACTTAATTTTTTTTGTCAGTCCCGCGTTGCCACTTAGGAATAAAGGGACAGTTGACACAGTTTTTACCACAACAAAAACTCCTCTGCAATAGAAACTCCCTAGATAGTGGATTATGGTTAGGTTCTTGTTTCATCATTGTCTTTTTTATCGTAATGTTTCCATGCTTCTTTATGTTCTTTAGCGATAATTTCACTTCTTTGTTCGTGTATCATTATAAGCTGATACTCTATTAGATTATATAGTTCAAGAATATGTTTTTTTAATTTCTTCATTATCACAAATGCTAATGATATGTTTTCTTTGATTTTTATCATAGCATAAATATTTAAGTGGCGCCATTTCTGACATATTATACATTCCTTTCATTAAGTGCTATAATATCTGACAATTTTATAAAATATGTATATACATATGAATAAGCCTACAGCACATACAATAATCTTAGTACCATCATCATGTATAAAAGTTGGACAAATTGGTCTACGAACAACATTATTCATGGAATAGCTTTTCCAAAATAAAAATTAATTGTGCAATTTTGTGGATGATATTTACTTTTATAGCTTATACTACCATTCTCATTGATTTCTATAATTCCTGTAGTATAAATAATATGACCAATGCTTAAATTATCATTCAAAAGATGCAACTGGTTAGTTTCGCTAATCCAATTCCAATAATTGTATTGAAAGATTTCTTTATTATCAATAGATAAAAGAACCATCACAGTATTATCCAACTGCTGTGTTAGGTATTCATTTAATATCATGTTTTTGTGACTTTTTAAATTTTGTACAATGTGGGCTAATTTATTATAAATAGTGAAACACCAATGTCAATTCAAACTATATTAAATGTCATGCCTATAACCATTTAAAGGATCGTTATCATAAGGATAATTAAATGGCCCCAAAGCACTTTTTCTTTTATCCCTTAAAAATCCTAAAGTCTCACCGAAACAATTTTCGCAAAGATGAATTTCAAATCTGTCCCCATCTCTACTAGTGCTATAACCCCAATTTGCTTCAAGGGTTGCGTTTTCATGGTTGTTATAAAAATCATCCGTACAATTTTTACCACAAATATCACACATTATTTGATCAAGAACTTGAGTTGTTTTTTCTTTATATATTCTCATTACCATCTTCGTGACGGGTCACGCCTTTTGGGTTTCTTATTTTTAAGTCTAATGGTAGAAAAGCCGTCTGGCAATACATTTGCTTGTTTTGTAGACATTCCAATATATTCTGCAAAATAATCCATAGTCTTCTTATATCCATCAATAATAACATCCTTGGAACAAGTTTTCTTTAACAAATCTTCAAAACTCTTAGCCATTGTTAATAATCTCCAGAATAGTTTCTGCTAGTGTTGAACGACCAACGATTCGCCCATCCTCATAAGGATCATTATAACTAGATTTTTGACTCCAGTTTTGCATAATACCCAAGCATAGTCTCCTAATCTCTTCCATCTTTTCTTCTTTAGTCATTTGTTACCTTTGCTTGAACATAAAAAGTTTGGTTAATATTACATCGCCCAAGAGCAATTCTAACGCCCAGTTTCTTATTATAATTCTCTTTCTTACTACAAATAGCCAATCCTTCATAATGATTACCATGCGGACTATCAATTACAATTTGAGTTGATCCACCTTTAGTGTCTGGATCAATAGGAGCATAACCATGAACACTTTGATTAGGTTTGCTTCCTACTTGCCATTTATAATAGCCGTTATAAAGACGATTGTGAAGAACCCTAACTTTATATCCACTATTACGAAGCTGTTGAACTGTCATGTTTTTCTCCAATTAATGTATGCCACAAACTTCTACGGTACGAGTAATAATAATCTTGTTGTATTCTGACAAGAATTTGTCTAGGTTATCTTGTTTGATAGATAGTTCATAGTTATTCTGACCAATGAAATACTTATCAATCAAATCTTGAACTTTTTGTTGAACTGTTGGACTCATAAACTTTCTCCAAAGGATACCCAAGTATACTGTGTTATCGGCGTTTGTCAACAGACACTTTACAAAATCACCCATTGTCTTTATAAAGACCAACACTTATCTCTTCTTTATAATATTCTCCCTTGCGATATTCTGGAAAATCTACTTCGTTTACTCCAAATCCTATCCTGAGATACTCATTAGTATAAACCTCTCCCACAAAATAGTCATCAAAGACCTTAACCTTTTCGATGGTTGATCCTCTAGCCACAATAAAAACCCATCGCGTATTAAATCTTTCTATTATGTGTTACTCATCCAACGATTTTCAAACTCTTCATATTCTTGAATATCAACATCAAATTCATCATCTTTTCCTAAGATAATAGCAGCATGATAAAGAATATGATCTTTAGGATCATTTCTTTCTTCAATATAGTTTTGATAAGAATTTTGTTCAGTTTCACTATCAAAAATATATGATGCACATTCTCTAGCACATTCGAGAAACTCTTTATTAAATCTAGTTGGTTCAGTCTCGTTCATTATTTTTCTCCAAAAGGCAGTTATTAGCGTAAATTATACCACGTTTAGCGGGAGGGTCAACTGGTTTTTTAAATTTCTTGACTGATTGCACAATCCATCCAAACTTAGGCTTATCTTTCCAACCATAAGTCTTATCATTAATATCCACCTTATGTCTACTATTATCGTCTTGCCACTGTTCTTTAGAAGAGTATTGAAAGCAACCACTAAAAGTAATTGTTCCGATAATTCTACTCTTAAACTTAGCCGATTTCCCCGGAGTTTCAATTAGTGCCAACTCAACTCCTTCTAGTCTTTGTGGGAGTCGATAGGAGCGGGTTTCGACACTTTTCTGACCATTAATTAAAAGGGTAGACCACGGGGCTTGAATATTTAAACCAATCACGAATTATTCCCCAAAAGGTTCAAAATTCATACTATAAAGTTTACCGTCTTTAGCTCTATATAATAGTTCTGACTCATCTTTCATATACCACATGAAAGTATTTGGTAGTAAGAAATTAAAGTTTGGACTATTTTCAAAGTATTCTGGTGACTTATCTGATCTTGCTAGTTTAACGTCTAGTTTTTTACCAATACTACTAGACCACATACTAAAACTTCCATCAAATCCAACTTGACGGTATGGTAGTATATCTTTAAGTTTCATATTATTTCTTTTGTATTGAAATCGCCCCCATTATTGAGCGTAATTCATCGGTGCAGGAAATCCTGACTAATAGATGAAGTAGAGGCTCAGGACGATCCCATTAGCGATCAACCTAATGGAGTCGGTTAATTCCGATCTTGTTCATTCTAATCCCATTTCTTGATCTAATTCACTAAGTTTTTCTAGTGCTTTATATCTTTGATAGTTCAATCCTGCCACAAATCCACACTCAAAATAATAATAATCGTTTTTGTTACCCTCGTTATCCATGCTTATCCAAAGCTCTTTGGCTAAATGTCGGGCTTCACTATAGTGTTGTCTCATCTTTTCTAAGAGTTCTTCACTAGGCATGAGTCACCTTCTTTCTTATTTTGAATTTTCATAATAGGTCATGTTCTTTAAGAGTTTGATATAGATTTTTTACTTCTTTTTCATCCAGACGTAGTTCACTGGGATCAGTATTATTATATGAAAAAACCCT